CTTTCATCTTTTAGGGAACACTCCATGCGGGCGGGAAAGGCAAGGGTGTTGTGAGCTTGCTTGCAATACGCTTGTGCGGGTTTCCAACGGCTCTTTTCACGAAATACAGTCAGCCATGCCACGCACGGCTGGCGTTTCGGGAAATGTGCCAGTTGGAAAAGGATATAAAAAATGCGGGTAGTCGGTAGACTGCCCGCAAGGTGGAAGAATGTACAATGCTGGGATATAGGTTATTAAGTGGAATTTCGTTACCGAAATCGTTACCTATTCGTTCTTGCCACGGTTATAGGTAACGAAACCTACCGGACGGCGTTCTTTCTGTTGTTTCGACTGGCTCAAAAGCTGGGTAAGGGCTTGGTACAGTTCGTTGAACTGCGCATCGGTGCTTACCTCCAGTTCCTCGATGCGCCTTGACAGTTCCTCGTAACCGATTGCCATTTGGCGCATGAGGACAAAAGCCCGCATGATTGAAATGTTTACTTCTATGGCTACTTTGGAGCGGAGAACCGAAGAAAGCATGGCTACGCCCTGCTCGGTGAAAGCCATAGGCATAGCAACGCCGAAGTTGTAAGCAGGGGGTATCACATTTTGTGATACCCCTGTGGATAACAGCAAGTTAGCTTCCTCTTGGGTGAGTACAAACATAAAATCACCCGGAAAACGCTCGATATTGCGCTTGACCGCCTGCTTCAAGGCTCGTGTTTCCACTTGGTAGAGTTCTGCCAAATGATAATCGAGCATCACCCGGCAACTTCTGACCTCAAAAATCTTGTTTTGGATAATCTGCAAATCCATAATCGTATATTTTAGGAGATTTAGCAATGTTGGAATAATAGTAAGGACTGGTCACAAATTGTGACCAGTTCCATATAATCAAGATTACATGGCAACTTCCTTGTAAATCTTCTCAATGCCGACAAACTTCTTGTCAAGCCCCTGCATATCGCTGCCTATCTTGCTGTTGGTGATGCGGGCGTAGATTTGCGTAGTTTCTATGTTTGTGTGTCCCAGCATCTTGGACACCGTTTCAATGGGTACGCCCTTTGACAGCGTGGTGGTCGTGGCGAACGTGTGCCGGGCAAGGTGGAATGTCAGGTTCTTTTTAATACCGCATATATCGGCAATCTCTTTCAAGTAGGCGTTTAGCTTCTGATTGCTGATTACGGGAAGTATCTTCCCGTCCGGCAACTTGCCCTTGTACTTCTTCAAAATCATCTTGGGAATATCCAGCAGGGGAACATTCACGTCCGTATTCGTCTTTTGCCGCTTGGTGATTATCCAAAGGTTGCCGTCAAAGGACTTTTGAATATTCTCCTGCCGCAAGTTGGCGACATCGCTGTAAGCCAAACCGCAGAAACAGGAAAAGACGAACAAGTCCCTGACGTGTTCCAGCCGTTCGGAAACCATTTTCTTTTTAAGGATGATTTTTATCTCGTCCTCTGTCAGATAACCCCTGTCCACTTTTTCCAGCCGAATTTTATAGCTGGCGAACGGGTCGCCCACCAGTATGCCGTTGTTGCGGGCAATAATGATGATACGCTTGAAGAACTGCATGAACTTGGCGGTGGTGTTGTAGCCGCACTTGCAGGCGGTACGCAAATACAACTCAAAATCGGTAATGAACATCGGGCTTATCTCCTTTATGGATATGTCCGATACGTTGTACTTGCTTTGGATAAATTCAGCGAGGTGGCGGCGGGTCACTTCATACTTGCGGTAGGTCGCTATCGTCTTGGATATGCCCACAAGCTGCTTCACATCGTCATTGTGCTTTTGGAACAATGAAAGGATTGTTTCGTGGCTCTCGCTATGACCTAAAAACTCGTTTTTCACTTTCTCGGCGGTCACGTAGTTGTCACGCCGCTGCATTTCGTGGTAAATGGTATTCAGGGAAGAACGTATGTCGTCCAAAAGGGCGTTTATCCTCCCGGCATCCCTACCTTTGGCTTTGCCCGCAGCAATGCTCCAGTTGTCGGGCTGGATGCTCTGTTTCGTACTGAACTGGCAAAGTTTGCCGTCTATGGTGATGCGTGCCATAATCATAACCTCGCCGTTTTTCTTTTCAGAACCTTTCTTCAAATAAAAAAGAACCTTGAATGTCGATTTCATAACTCAAAATTTTTAGTTGCAAAATTAGTTTTTACCTCTCGTTTTCGAGTTATGCAGACTATGGACTAATATAGTCATTATCAGGTCATTTATGGACAAATCGTTACCGTTTTTGTCCGGCGGGGAATAGGTAACGATTTAGTAACGAAACTTTGTCTTTTACCGTACTTTTGAAGTCTTGGAAGCAGGACTTTCGGGCAATAAAAAAAGCCACAAATCATTGATTTGTAGCTTTTTGTCCGTTTGCTGACCATTTCTGTCCAGCACGTTCAGCGGAGAGACTGGGATTCGAACCCAGGGAGCGGTTACCCGCTCACCGCATTTCGAGTGCGGATAATACAATTTGATTATCAATTTGTTACAACAGATACTGTAAATACATAGTAAAAACGACATTTATAGTCGTCTTTTTTGATGCAGGTCTATCATCCAGTTAGCCCATTCGTCCGTCCCGTAAGCAGGAATATCGAACCACTCCTTTTCGTTCAAATGAGGCAAGAGTTGCATGATCCGCTCCAGCTCATTCCGGAACCGGAAAATATCCTCTTCCGTTAGCCTTACCGAATAATGCCTCTTGCATTCCTTTAATCCGGGGAAAGCTTGAAGCAAACTCATGATCTCGGTAAAAACGGGAGACTTGCCTTTGTCTATCTTTAACGTGATTCCGGACATTCCTTTTCCCTCTTCTCTAGTTGGTATGACAATAGAGCATTTTCCTGCTCCAAGGCATTACACCGGCTAATAGCATCTTTGAGCTGTTTCCGGAGTGAGGCTATTATTTTGTCTTTATCTTCCATGTAATTATATTTTAAACTAAAACAAACATTATGATTTACTTTGACAAACCATTCGAATGTATGGCCACTCTTCCAGATGGCTTAGTCGCAGCAATATGTAATATTGTGAACTTCAAAAAATCCATATCATTAACAGAATTAGCTTATGAACTAATGCACTTTGGATTCATCGTCACAAAAGACATATTACAGAAAGCTATTTCTCAATTCCCATTTTTTCAATATCAATACGATTTTGACACCATATCTGAAATTGTAACACTAAAGAAAGTGCGAGATTAAATAGGATAATATCGTATTGATTACAATCTCTCATTATATATTTTAGAATGACAAACATTTAATACTTATCACCATGATCAAAAAAATTATTTCTGTTTACATCCGATACAAATTAGTAAAGATGTTTTTGAAAGATACTTTACATACCGACTTCGATGACGATGCCATATTTATACAGAGCGTTGTAATCTTTATCTTGACTGGCAAATATCGATATGGGAATTTACAAGAATCTGATACTTAGCGACTATGAGCAACCCTGCGTATTTCAAATTCTTTGTTATCTATCAAAGGTAATATAACAGGTACTGAGAATTTAATAACAGTCTGATTATTATTACCTTCTTCTATTTTCTTGGACATTCCTATGTCTATGCCAACATGAGCCAGCACTGCGGATATAGAGCCTTTTCCGGAAACATCCGATTTTTCATTTTGCTCCTCTCCCAGTACAACTTGAAATTCAACCATTTGAACATCTGGAATTATCATATCTTATCTCTTTAAATACTTATTAACAATTTCACTCCTTCTATCCTCTTGCTTTTCAAATTCTAATTGTATTATCTGATAATCACAATGAGAAAATATTTTTTTTAACTGACTGTCAAACTTAAATCTTGATATATCTTCATTTTCATTCGCTTTCAATAAAGACTCTATATGTCCTAAACATATTTGACATCTTCTATAATCTCGTATCTCTAGCGAATAATATATTGCTTCCAAAAAGCTCCGATAGGCTACTTGGAAACATCCTCCTATATTCTTAAAATAAAGTCCTTGAGCAAAATAAAACCCTGAATCTCCACGGTTTTTCGTGTTTCTAAGATTTACCTCTAGTTCCTGTATTTTTCCTTCTAAATAATTTCGTTTTTCATCTACCTCGCTTAACCTATTATCTAGCTCTTTCAATTTATTTCTATACTCGATCGTACTAAATATCTGCCAACCAACTATTATTGTTGCACAAATACCCATTAATCCAACAGTAAAACCAGATAAACTTTCTACAGAGAATTGATATGGCGATATTCTTACGTGAAATAAACAGATAGTAATTATAGATACACAAAGTGCTATTATAGACAAAAGATTATGTTTTATATATGACCAATCCTTGATAATTTTATTATATCTTTCACTTAAAATCAAAAATATTGCAGACAAAGACAACAAAATACTGAAAAGAATTAGCCACATCGGAATCATCATAAAATCACTTATAATCATTTATTCCACTAAAAACAGACTTACTCAGTCTTTGATATGTTATTTTTCAATTGCTCGATTTCATACTCAAGCAATGCTATTTCATCTTTCAGAACTTGGTTCTCTCTTTTCTCACGTGCATACTGATGACGAAGTATTGCAATCGTTTTGTCTTTGTCTTCTATATCTTCCATACTTATCTATAATTATTTATTCTTAATTTCCAACACCCGATCTCCAAACGCTAACTTTATCACATCAGCTTTCACATCACTATCTTCCAACTCCAATTGCAGTATAACTTTTGGGGTAGTTAAGCCTTTTGCTCCGGCAGATTGCTCCAGCACATATCGCTCTGGCCAAGTAAACAAGTCTGTTATAGAAACACCCAAGCAACTTGCGATATTCTCAACTTCAGAAATCTTCAAATCGCGATTTCCCCTTTTCATTACAGAAATTTGGGACTCATCAATACCCATAGCATCAGCCAACGTTCGTTGTTTGATACCCTTTTGAGCCATTATCTTAAATATGTTATCTATTACATTCATATTTCTGAAGTTACGCACAATATCCACACATCAATTTGCGAAAAACAAAAGTTTTTATTTAGATTTTCGCAAATATTCTTGTATTTTTCACAAGTTTGTTCCATATTTGCACCTGTAATGATTAATAGTAGTTGCGAAAATATAAAGTACAAAACATATATAATAATGTAAGGAGGCAAAAATGGAAAAATTAAACCTACAAGGTCATAAAGCCGGTAATCTTTCTTTTCGAGAGATATACGACAACATGGACAGAAGAGCTTTTGTTCGACGGATCGCGACTGTCACAAAGCGTTCTGAAACGGCTGTCTATAATTGGATTTCGGGAAAGTACAAACCGGACGCATTGGCACAAACAGTTATCGCACAAGAATTAGGCATCCCTGCCAGCGAGTTATTCCCAAAGGAGGATAAGGTATGCGCGCAATAGAATTCTATACCACCCCCTCCGGCGAAGTAACTATCAAAGAGCAGGGACAGCCGGAACGCCAGTTGAAAGAGTCTGATACGGATTTCATTCAAAGTTTCCTTGAGATTTTGGAAGAGTTCTATCCGGAGGCTTATGCGGCACTCCGCAAGTATTACGCCCGCTACGACGGGAATAAATGCTACCGGGATTTCTTGGCTGCACGTAGGTTTATCAAATGCAACTTCGGGTTGTACGATAACATGATAGACGTGGATGAGAACTGGAATTTCAAATTCGAGTTTGTCGGCTGCCCTCTACGAGGAGAATGTGACGGGTTTAAGAAAATCTGTGAACCGAAGTTCAACAGTACATTATCAGACAGCCAGCTTCGGGTGATGGAGCTTTGCTACTATGGAAAGAAAGACGAAGAGATTGCGGAAACGCTTTTCATCTCGTCCCACACCGTAAAGAACCACCGGAAGAACGTTTTCCGGAAACTCTCGATACACTCCATGGCGGAGTTCATGCGATATGCGAACGAAAAGAATCTTTTTAAAGGCGAATAATCTATGGAAGTAAACATAAATATTGGAGATAGAGGGATGCTATACATTCCTATTAAAAAAAAGAACATAACTATCCATATCAATCCTGAAAAATGGGACGTTTGTGAATTTGTAGAAGAAATAAATCCTGCTATGGTGTATCTCTTGTTAGAAAAGAAATTAAGAAATGGATATACAAAGAGCATAAAAATCAGAATAGATGAATGTATGGAATCAGAGGGAAATGTTCAGCAAGAACAGGATTTCAACAGGGATTATCACTCAAGCTATAAAGGATACTTGAAAGATTGTATCGAAGAGTTATGCAAAAAACTTGGACAACTAGAAGATATAAAGAGAAAAGGAGGTAAGCAATGAATACCCCAATGCCTGATAGAATGGTTTATGCTATATTCCGTAATACCGACTACAGCATAGAGGAAGTGCGTAATCTTTGCAATAATCAATTAGAAGCGATTGATTGGAAACGTATATCCGAATCTCGTGGTGTTGGAGAAGTAACACGGGAGCAGATGTATAATTGGCTTACGGAGAGAGGAGTGAAATCCGCTAAAAACGCACTTGTTAGAGATGTTTTTAAACGTGAGAGAGCCCCAAAGGAAGATGATACTGCAATTCGTCTCCGAATACTGGAACTTAAGGTTGAATACGACAAAGCGATGATGTGCGATTGTTTTGATCTTGAAGCATATTATCGATTTGTCAAATATGGGATTGAAGAAGAATATAAACAATTTAAAAGCGAATAACCATGCCAACCGAAAACACCTATCAAAGCATACCTTCTTTACGAAAGATCGAGATCGAATACCTTGCTTGGCAAATCACAAGGATGCAAGCGGGTATCCGGGAATTTATCGGGCAAAAGGAAGCGCACCTCCGTTTCGGGAGGCAGAACGTGGAAAGATGGGTCTCGGAAGGTAGGCTACAACGTTACAAGCGACCGGGCAAAATCGAGTACAGGCTGGAAAACCTGTATAAGTGCGCCCTGGATCCATACGACTATTAAATGAATCATTAACATAGCAAGGCACCTTGGCAAGGCGTTGCAAAAGGAAGTTTACGATACCCATCCAACTCGCTATTTCACGGACGGTAAACCGCATTGCTAATAAATCATTGACGTATGAAAACAGATTACTGGAAACTCGCCCAAGCGGTGAGGTGGGGATTTTACATCCTTTTCGGAACGCTCGCCATACTTGGAATCGTGGCTATTTGCCTAGGACATTTCCTGCATATCATCACGACGTCCGGATGTGCGGCAATGGCTTACATGATAGCTAAACATTGGTAACTAACATTTAAAAACATAACATCATGTCGAATCTAATTCAGATCAAAGTAGCTGAGTTGAATCAGCTAAACCCGCTCATGATAGCGGAAGATAACAGGGTAGAACAAAAGTTCATCCAAATGTATAATGCGATCTGGGGTACCGCCCAAGGAGCGCAAATCTACGAGAAAGAGAAATTCAACTTCCGGAAGATATTACAAGACAAGCCGGAACTGCAAAGATGCACACCGTTATCCCTCTATGGATGCTTTTTGGATATAGCGGTCAACGGCCTGTCACTTGACCCAACAGGACGGCCGCACTGTTATATTCTTCCCCGTAGCACGAAGACCGGTTATAAGGATAACAACGGTAGCGATATCTACGAACTACGTGCTTATCTCTCCATCACCGGATATGGCGAGTTAGTCATGCGGCAACGTGCCGGACAAGTCCGTTACGTGGATAATCCCGTGGTTTGCTATGAGGGCGATACCTTCTCCCCCGGGTTGATCGACGGCGTAAAGACCGTGACCTACCAAGCGGCATGCCCCCGAAAGTCCAACAAGGTGATAGGTGGTTTCTTACGTATCGTACGCTCCGACGGTACCGTGGACTGGCACTGGATGATGGAAGGCGATATCAAGCGATTGGAAGCGTACAGCTTTAAGAACAACCAGAAATGGAACCCGCAAACCCGGCAGAAAGAAGGGAAGGCCAATGCCCTTTATACCTCTAGCGAAGGAGGTATTGATCCGGGATTCTTGGAAAGCAAGCTTATCAAGCACGCTTTCGACGGATATCCCAAGGTACGCACGGGACAGTTCTCCTCATTCGAGACACAGGAGGAACCGCAAGAGATCGACTACGGACTGGAAGAAACAACCGTTATCCAGCCCAATCAAGCCGGACAGCAACCGCAAGCCCTCCAGCCCCAATCGGAAAATCCTTTACAAGGATTCGGAGAGCAACCGCAAGCGGAACCGGTTCCCGTATCTGGTATAACAGCCCAAATATCACAAGAAGATGAAGAAGCCGGATTTTAAGAGTTCAATATCAACATTCAAAATTTTATCGACATGGATACACAGAATAACAATTTACCTTTCAAGGCTAACGAGGTCATTAGCATCTTACAGACAGCCCCGGATATTCTCGCCCGTAATGAGGCGTCGGTCTCAGCTTGCACGAACGCAGGGAAAACCCTCTTGGACACGATTGAGGGAAATGGAGGTATCGGCACGGACGAGATCGACACTGCGGTACAAGAATACCTTGCGAAGTCAAAGAAGACCGTAGAGAACATGAACAACCGCCGGAAGCCGTTAACCCAAATGCTAACGGCCATATCCAAACGTTTCACGACACTAGAGGGTTCCATAGACGCCAAATCCAAGGGAACCATCCCTTATCTGCTACAGATGGAGCGTAACAAATACGCCGCCAAGAAGCTGGAAGAGCAAAAACGCCGTGAGGAAGAGGCCCGGCAAAAACAGTTGGCGGAGAACGAGAAAGCCCAATACCGGGCCGACATAACGGTCTTGCTTGATACCACGTACGCCGCCTACGTCGAGAAGCATATCAACGCCTTGAACGGGATTTTCAATCGTGCCTCCCTAGCCACGTATGGGGACGTATGCCGGCAGATCACGCAAACAAGCACCGGTTTCTCATGGACGGATTTCGTGAAAAACGTCGTGGATAACAAACAGACATTCTATATGGACGGTGAGACCCGCAAAGCGATCAAGAACGAGATAGCCATCCTAAAGAAAAAAGAATATTCCGATCGATACGCTTTCGAGATCGAGGGACTGAAACAATCCTTGGTCGACCGCCTCCCATCCCTCCGGAAACAACTGGAGGAGCAAGAGGAAATTCGCAAGACCAACGCAATCGAGGCGGCACGGCTGGAAGAGGAGCGCAAACGGAAAGAGGCGGAAGAACGTCAAAAGGCCGAACTGGAACGTAAGCGCAAGGAAGAGGAAGCGAGAGCCAAGGCGGAGGCAGAGAAAGCCACTGCGGAAGTACAGGCAGCCTTCGATTTCAGCGCCGCCAGTATGTCTCCTACCCCTACCAAGGCAAAGATCAAGAAAAAGATCCAAGTCACCAATCCACAAGGATTCATGCAGGTATACCAGATGTGGTTCATGCGTGAGGGTATCAACATGAGCATGGAGGATCTTGAGAAGATCCATAAGAAGATGATCTCCTATTGCGAGAAAATAGCCAATAAGGACGGTGAGCGAATCCAGTCCGCATTCGTGAAATATGTCGATGATGTAACGGCCAAGTGATATGAGAAAGCTATATCTGTCCTCATGGATAAACTTCGGGAAATACAGGCGTACACCGAGTAATCTAAAAAAAATCCTCGATACGGAAGAGGGCCGCAAATGGTTCCGGTGGCTGATGGATAACACTTACGATTTTGAATTTGACTTCGCAGTCATTGAATACTTAAAACTCAAGGAAGAAGATGCAAGATACGTATTACCAACGGTCTGAGGTCAGCAACTCAGACCTGACAGAACTAAAGAACCTCCTCTATCCCCGTACGCAATACGGGGATAAGGAGAAGGCGTTCAAATTCGGGAGTCTGGTGGATGCGATGCTGACAGAACCCGAACGGGTAAGATATGACAAACATACGGTAGATGACGTATTGTATTCCGGGGAAGATTGGGAACTGGCACAAGCCATGATCAAGTCACTCCGTATGGAAGCCCGACACGATCCCTTATTGGCGCAAGTGCTTGCTAAAGCGGAGACGCAACGGTTCATGGTAAACAAGGGGCAACGTTTCCAATACGGCAACTTTGAATATACGCTCGACACTCGTTGCAAATGGGACTGGTGGCTTCCCACATTCGGATTCGGCGGAGACTTGAAAACTACCTTCGCCAGTTCCCAGAAACAGTTTGACGAGGCGATTGATTTTTTTGATTGGGATCGTTCCCGTGCCTGGTATATGGATATCGCCGGAAGCCGTCAAGATTTCATCTATGGTATCTCCAAGAAGAACCAAAAAGTGTTCAAGGCTTTCATCAGACGGAACGATCCGAGCTACCGGAAAGGGAAAGAGAAATACGAGGAACTAGCCTTCCGGTGGTGGATGCTAATAAGCTAATAGTATGAAGAGTCTAATTTTAATCCTAATCGGCTGGCTAAAGTACAGGCTGGTAAAGAAATGCCCTATATGCGGAGCTCCCGTACTCGTAAAGAAATTACAGACGCATACGGGAGATACATTCAACGTATATCATTGCGGCAACTGTGGCAACGATTATATCTTAAAATAAAAATCATGAATCTCAATATCACACCGACAGACAAGATATCCGAGGAACTGGCCGCCATAGATGCCTTCCTGAATATCACAATGAGCGAAGACGTACAAGAAGCTGTCCTACGTGGAAACGACCTTGCCGTCTATATCGCCCGGACCGGGAAACTGTTAGCAGATGCCAAATACCATCTGAACGTGAAAAAGAAATCGGAAGTATTCGACACATTACGGGAAACCGCTTCACGGGCCGGAGCGACCTCAAAGGCCGTAAACGCTATCATCGACAGCCTGTGCAAGGATGAGCAATACCTAGTCGACTGGTGTGATAGATTGAACCGGACTGCGACCCACCAATTGGAATGGTGTCGCACGATAATTAGCAAGGCGAAAGCTGAAATGGCCTTAGCGCCTCAGAGTTATAACAATCCTAAATTTTAAAAGAGCATGGAAGAATTAGTAAAAGAGCAACCCGTGTACGAGATCCAAAAAGTGAAGATCAAAAACAACCAGCTCACGGCGGAGTATACGGAAAAGTTCGTGGAAGCGAACTACAAGAACAACATCCTAAAGGAATCGGAGCAGTTTATCCACCCCGATCTACTGTACGCGTTGAACCGGCTTAAGCCACACGTAGTGAAAATCTGTGAGATGCACGAGGCTACATTGGTCAATGTCGCCAATCCCTCCGACGATGACTTGAACGAGAAGCTAAAGAATATCATCGTCACCGGATACAGCAAAGGCGGTAATGATGAATCAGCCGGCGTATCAATCCAAGCGCAAAAACTCCTGAAGAGCGGGCAGATCCTTAACCTCTCCGTCCCATTCACCAAATATGAGGACGAGTCCGGCGACGGGTACCTTTACGGAGCCGAGTTGAAAGAGGCCATCGGTAGATGTAGCTACGAGGTGGACGCTTATCTGTTCGAAGGTAAATATGGCATCAAGCAAGAATCCTTCGATTTCGATACCCCGGAGGAATCGGATATCACGGGCGAGAAGGAAGAGAAGCCTAAGAAACGGGGACGGAAGAAAAAAGAGCAGATCAAGGAGATCGCCGAGGAGGTGAAAGCCTTCGACGAGTTCGCCTAACTAATAATAAAAACAACCGTTATGCAAATCACTTTACAAAACACGGAAAAGGGACAATGCTATGCGGTAAGGTTTGACAGGTACCGCCAGCAGGTCGTTGACAAGCTAAAGACAGCCGTCAGCGTCCGCTGGTGGGACAAGTCTACCGGAGCGTGGATGATCCCGGCCAACAATAAGTGCAAGGCGGAGCTAGACCAGCTCACCTATTACGTGAGGCACTTCGAACCCGTCAACTGGGGAGGGTACGAGTCTAAGACCGACGAGGACATAGCCTATCAAATACCGAACATGCCCGAGTTGGACGAGGATCATGGCCTAAAGATACAACCTTACCCCTATCAACTGCAAGGAATCGCACGAGGCTTACAACTAAAACGGTTTATCAATGGGGACGACATGGGACTTGGCAAACAACAACCAGTCAGTAGTTACGTGGCTACTCCAAACAGTTTTAGGAGGATTGGAGAATTACAAATTGGGGACGAGATATTCGGCAGGGACGGAAATGTATATACCGTAAGTGGCGTGTACCCGCAAAAAGAACGCCGCGTGTTCAAAGTGACGTTCTCTGATGGCGTATCCTGTGAATGCGGCCCAGAGCATCTATGGTGTGTCCGGGATGCCAACCGTAGAAGAAAGGGGAAAGGATGGATCACCAAGACAACACAGGAGATCATGGATTCCGGCGTGACCTACAACCTAAAAGGTTTTGGCCATAACCATACAAGACGGAAATGGGAAATCCCAATGTGTGAACCTGTGAAGTACAAGGAGAGATTATACATCATTCATCCTTACATCATGGGGGTACTTTTGGGAGACGGCCACCTTTGCAATGGCAATGGGCGCCTGTCTTTCTCTACACCGGACATGGATGCGGCTATTGCCGACAGGGTAAGAAAACTCTTACCTAGCGATATGCTGTTGGTACGGGACGATTACGCCACATGCCCGCGATACAACATCACAAAGAATCCGACAGTCCACGAAAATCGATTTTACCAAGAGATCAAACGACTCAAAGCTGACAAACCAAGTGTAGAGAAATTCATACCATACGAATACATGCACGGATCGGTAGAGCAACGCATCAACCTCTTACGCGGTTTGATGGATACGGATGGATCAGGAAAGAGAAACAGGATCACCTACAGCACCCTTTCCTATGGCATGGCGCGTGACATTGCCCTTTTGGTACGTTCCCTTGGAGGACAGGCGATCATACGCAGATACGATAGGCAAAACGAGGGTAAAGGCGTGGAATTTCAAGTAAACGTGAGGATCAAGGTTTGCCCATTCTATCTTGAACGAAAAGCCGCCGAATGGGACATCAAAAAAACAAACTATTGTTCACGGTATATCTCGTCTATCGAATATATTAGAGAGGAAGATTCCGTATGTATAAGCGTAACCGCTCCGGATCATTTGTATCTGACAAATAATTATATTGTAACGCACAATACACTTGAGAGTATCGCCACAATCAACAAGGCCGGCGCTTTCCCCTGTCTCGTTATCTGCCCCAATACGGTCAAGATCAACTGGCAACGTGAATGGCACAAGTTCACGGACAAGAAAGCCATGGTATTGACCGATTCGGTACGAACCTCATGGCCATTCTTCTGGCAAACGGGCATGAACCATGTGTTCATCGTGAACTACGAGAGCCTACGGAAGTATTTCGTACGCCGAATCAACAAATCGGAGAAATGGACGCTGAAAGACGTAGAGTTCCATAATACGATCAAGTTATTCAAGAGCGTGATCATTGACGAATCCCATAAGGTAAAATCAACGGCTACCCAACAAAGCAAGTTTTGCAAAGGTATCACCGCCGGGAAAGAGTGGATCATCCTGTTGACCGGTACCCCTGTCGTAAACAAGCCCAACGACCTTATATGCCAACTCGCTATCATGGACCGGATGAACGATCTCGGAGGCTGGAAATATTTCACGAGCCGCTATTGCTCTGGGCCGCACGGGGCCTCGAACTTGAAAGAGCTCAATTTCATGCTCTGGAAGCATTGTTTCTTCCGGAGGGAAAAATCCAAGGTGCTGACTCAATTACCCGACAAGGTACGGCAGATCGTGACCTGCGAGATCACCAACCGCAAGGAATACCAAGACGCCGAGCGTGACTTGGTGGATTATCTGAGACGATACAAGGAGGCCGACGATGAGAAGGTACAAAAATCGCTGAAAGGCGAGGTCATGGTACGAATCGGCATATTGAAGGACATAACGGCCCGGGGTAAGTTGAGAGAGGTGATCGATTTCGTGAAGGATTTTCGGGAGAACGGAAAGAAGATCATCCTCTTCTGCAACCTGCATGAGATCGTAGACCGGCTCCTACAGGCGTTTCCCTCGGCGGTGTGTGTCACCGGACGGCAAGATATGCAACAAAAGCAAGCGGCCATAGACGCTTTCCAACGGAATCCCAAAACGGACGTCATCATCTGCTCCATCAAGGCCGCGGCGGCGGGTATCACGTTGACAGCGTCAAGCAATGTCGCTTTTATCGAGCTACCGTGGACATACGCAGATTGCGACCAAGCCGAGAGCCGGGCGCATCGTATCGGCCAAAAGGACTCCGTGAATTGCTATTACCTACTTGGCCGCAAGACCATCGACCAGAAACTCTACAGGATCATCGAGGAGAAAAAGCATATAAGCAACGCCGTGCTTGGAGCGGAGGACAATATACAAACAAACATCGTCGATATGATGGCCCGGATATTCGACGAGACCGAGGAGGAGGAATAATCATGGCAGAGGAATACATAGGGATCAACCGCTTGAAAGAACGGGAGGACGCTAATAAATATCCACGAAGGAAATGCGTAAGATGTATCCGTTATCCATGCTTCTCCGGACAAGGAATAGGTACGCACGCCATTAATCTCGCCGCTTATGGATGTAAGGATTATAAAAGTCAAACAAGATTAAAGAATATGTCGCACAATGTAAACAAAGGAGGTTCAGATGCTTAAAATATCATTGTTAATAATCGGAATGATCTCGCTAATATTCATTCTCACGTCTGGAATATCGATCCAGTTCAAGCCATTCCATATATCCCTAGCTTATCCATACTTTGGAACAGGGATGGTATTGATAGCCATTGGTTTCGCCTTGTGCTTCGGCTCGGCTTATTATCATGGAATATCAAATCATGAATATAAAGATGGTTACAGCAAAGGATTCAACGCAGGTATTGAATACATTATCGATTGGGCTAAGAATAAAAAAGAAGGCTAAAGATAACATTTTTATAGCGAGAGATAAAGACTAACAAAGAGAATAAATAAAAAGGCAGCGCCTCACAGCGCCACCCCATTACAACCTGCGACAAATATATCAAATAAAGACAACTATGGCAAGTGAGGCATTGAATAAATATATTGAGAAACGTTACGACAGGTGGCTGGATTACGCTAAGTATCACTGCTCACTTGCCGGAATGAGTAGTGAAGCTATTGACGTATTGAACGAGGTAATGTGTATGCTACTTCAAAAGCCTCTGGAACACCTCTCCCGGCTTATGGAAGCCAAGCAAGGTAAATATACCGAACTTGACTGGTATATCCTGCAAATGATAAAGCTGAACGTTACCTCGAACACGTCTCCCTACCGGCATAAATACAAGCCTATCCCGGTAGATGAGAATGTGGATTGGCGAAGACTGAACATTATTGATGAGCCCGATGATAGTATTGACCGTACCGAGTATATCCGGGAACGTATGCAGGATATCCGGGATATGGTCGACCTGTTAGGGTTGTCCGAAAAAGCCAAACGGATCTTCGCTTGGAAATTCTTCGCCGGAGAGTCTTTCGCCGACTGGCCGGGGCCGGAAAGCCGGAAGGAGTTGTATGAGACCTACAAAAGCGTTTTCAATGCGGTGATGGATAAGAAGGAAGGGAGATTGCTGTTGTGATATTTAAGACCTCTAACATTCCTACAATACAAGAACAATCGTAGCACAGAAGAGGGTTCTCAGCTCCTGCCACTATGGTTTGCCACGTGTTTGCGTTAGTAGGAAGGTTAGAGGTTTTACTAACGGCGGGAGGCTTCTTCCTCTCCCATCATTTATTTGTTTATTCTGGATTTAGTATTTCTATTTTAAAATCTCCACTTGAACGAATCTCCAAAGTTTTTTTACCTTCACTATTTGGTAAGACCACTTCTTTTTTACCTATTACCAAATAGGGTATTTTATTCGTTTTAAATGTAGACATTCTTTCTTCTAATTCCCCCATTTTTGAATATTTATAATTAAGTTCCTCTTCTGTTAAATTACTATCTTCATCCATATCTTGAAATACTGGTCCAAATTTACACCTAATATCTTCATAGCTATACGAAGTAGGCTTAGTCCATTCAAAACAAGAAGCAAGTAATTGACAATAAGTTTCCTTCTTTTCGACAAGAATAGCAGGTAATGCCAAATTATTAAATGTTCTGTGAGGAAACTTTAATTCATCATTTATATGAACAGATGTGTAATAAATCCCTAAAATAAAATCAAATAGACTATAATCAGCATTATCATACTTATCTCTATTTTTAGTAATAATATACTCTATTATCAATTGGGGGATTATATATTCCGGCTTAAAAGAGCCATCTTGTTCCTGAACACAAATGGATGAAGCTATAATTAACGGTAATTTTTTCAATACAATATCTATATCATTTCCAATCAAATCATTTTTACTTGGTATCCTTAAATCTAATACAGAAAATCTCTCTTTCACAACAAAACGTGAAATTTTCATATCATCAAAACAAGGTTGTTTAAGTTCTTCCCAGCATGCATTGATATTTGTACTCAAATATAAACAAGGATATCCCGGAGCACTATAACGTTCCGTTTTTACTATACTTCTTTTATTTAGAGGAATATGAAACATTTCTTTTACAGGATCTGTTGATACAAAAGGCATTCTAGCCCTATAGAATATAGCTTCTTGTGGAATTTCACAATACCATTTCTCATAGAAACCATTTGACAATAAAGTATTGATACAGTTATATGCAGCATTATATCGACCATCAAAGTAATAGTTCACACACTCCTTTAGATGGTTATTACATTCTTCGACCTTTATTATAATATCATCTATATCTGGTCCAAGAATTTCTTTATACTCTTTCAACAATGAAGCATAAGAATCCAAAGCACATGACAAGCCTTCTCTAAAATCCTGCTTTTCTTTTTCTTTTAAGATCAAATCATTCCAATTCTTTAAAGGCATTAACTTTCTTAGTTTTTCATAAAATTCTTCCATTATCTAATGATTTAATTTTAACACTTACAAATATACAAAAAACGCCCGAAATATTACAACTCCGAACGTTAACCTCAACTATGTAGCCGATACCCGATCGATAAATTTGAGAGAGCAGTTCATGATATAGTTCACTTTACCCCCTCATATCGCAGGGTTGATACGGTCTTTCCCGGTTGAGAGGATGGAGGCTTGTGGGCTTGGCGGTGGGATGCCTTTATTAAAACAGGATTCTGGATTAGAATTGAACCTAGTAGCTTGTATTTACAAAACAAAAAGTCTTAATTAAGCAATTATAAATTTCAACTTTAACCTTGCCAAAATACTTTTAATCCATTGAGGTGGATCATTTTTAAACACATAGGTCACTTTCTTCCCACATTTAGAATACGCCAAAGCTTGACTTTCAAAGGATCTCTTTGTCTCAACATCTGGGTCATAAGTTGAACTTACAGATTTTATTCAATATAAGCGCTTTTATCCTCATCATCAGAATCAACAACCTCCATGTCTGCCCATCTGCTAGTGCCAGTATGGTCAGTATATTCAGATTCGACTTTTTTAACTTTTTCTTTTAAAATATCGCCTTGTTCAGTTTCAAGATATCTACTTTTTTGAGCTTCTGCAATTATTTGTTTCACTTGAAAAGAGTATCCTTCGAGAAAAGCATATGCTGTAGGTCTAGTAATGTCAACATGCGCAATATCATCAACAAGTTTTTTCATTCCTGGGATAGTACTTTGTATACAGTCATAAAACATGGTATGTGTTATTTCAAATATCAACTCACTTCTTCTCACACTTAACATTCCCATCTCATAATGAGATAAATGATTAAAAAAGACTTCTTTAAAAGTCATTCCCTTTTCACCAAACCATTGAGTAATTTCAACCGGAGTCGTTTTATCTTGATATATTTGAAAAAACTTAATCCTAGATGAGCCTTGTAAATTTGCATGCGCCCATCCATGCAAACCTTCAGACAGCTTATCGGGTATTGGCTTTCCTTCATATATGAAATATCCTTGAACTACACTTGTTTGATTCGACTCTTTATTATTAAGATAATTATTGTTTTGCTCACTCTCTAAATTATTACGAAAAATTGACTTATTCTCATGTTTTTGGATAGCATTAACGATCTTTGTTTGGTCTCTAGATTGAGGTCTATTATCAACAATACGCCCACCGCCTCCTTTCGACGGTTGTACTACCCGGGAAGTACACTCTTTCTGTTGTCTCTCCGCTTTCATGGTCATTCAATTTAAGGATTTAAACTATTCTTTCTCTTCTGCCTCTTTATCCAGATCAAGTCCAGCCTCTTTCATGAACTTGGCAGCTGCCTTCGCTTGTTCAGCTTGAGCCTCTGCATGGGCAGTCAATGGAGCTCCGATAATATTACCGAAAAGTATTCCCTGCAACGCATTGGTCGCAATCTGCGAGGATGTAGGATCTTTTGCCATAGTGATTACTTTTAAGGATTTCCCAAATGTAGGGAATTATTTGAGAAGTTGTGTATTTTGAAAAAAAGAAATATAAAAAAGAGCCCGAATATCACTACCCTAGACGCTTTAACTTTAACTATGACTCCATTAATGCCGAGACAAAGATAGGTATTATAATACACCAACCTATATACTATTTATATTTTTCTTTTTAAGATACTCATCATACCCTATTTGCCAAAAATACATATCTACAATTTTCATAGGGGGATAAATGACATCGCTTTTTATACAATTCTTACATTCCTTTATTTCAATCTTATGTTTATCTGCAAAGGATATGATATTTTGTAGATTTATAGGGAACTCTTTTGTCTCTTCACATATCTTCCATCCATCAAAAAAAAATCGATCTAGCGCAGGCATGCAACCTAAAGTACCTAATAGTATTTTCGAAACTAAAGTACAGCTGACATTCTTCACTTCATATACATCCTTGATCTTTTTAACGATTTCATTTATTGGTTTTATATCATCAGAAGCAATATTTTCTTTTCTTAATGCGCTATTAGATCGTATGATCTCGACAATAGGTTCATGTATCAAATAATCTTTCTGAAGTAATTCTGAAGAACCTCTATACATCCCCCAGCTCGCTAAATAAAAAGCCAACTGCAATGTCAGATAATCAACATCATTATTAAAATCCGAAAAAGCCATAAAGCAGTGTTCCCAAGATTTAAAACGATGATTTGGTTCGTGTAATTGTTTTATATATTTACCAACAATATCTTCCATACCCATCCTATAGTTTTGTTATTGTAAAGAGTGTCTAAATGATCACCTTTTATAATGAGAAAAATTATTTTTTTGAATGTAAATATACTAGTCATTGTGATCAGCTATTCTGAAAATTGCATATTTACAGGCAGATAATCATCTACAAAAAGCACTTTTATAATTTTCAGTTAGCGTTAACTATCACCTAGTCTGATCTAAATCACCACCGAAAAACTCAAAAGTTCATAAACTAGATACATATTCAATCCACAAAATTATATTCATCTTTATTTAAATCAACAACAATGTTATAATTATAACAGCATGATTTACAAATATCCAATATCTTTTGCCGACATTTTAAATAACTACATTTAAAAACCTCATTTGCTTCTTGAAGTCCTCCATCATGTAAATAGTCAAGAGAAAAAGAATATTCTTTTAATGCCATATCTAATCTAGATTCAATTTCTCCTGCATTTATACTTCTAATAGCAAATAATACAATCCAATCATAGTATCCCGCATATTCTGTACGATTCAGTGACTCCTCACGAATTTGCACATCTTTAGTATATCCTATTTTAATAATTGATCCTTTTAATGATCCTGCAATATATACCATACCTGCAGATTCATGTCTTCTTTGAAATGCTATTCTAGCTGTGTTACATTGAATACAATGTCCACTTCTTGATCTCAATGTATGTCCATATTTTCGACAAGCAGTTGTATTATAAGCAAATAATTTACCATGATTTTCCATTTCTTGTTTACATTGTGGTATTGGTCTTCCTTTAGCATTAAAGAGTTCATATACACTTATATTTTGAGATTTCAAGAAAATACGTTCACTATCTGATATTTCATATTCTATCATAACGGCATTAGTTTAATATTAATATGCGGACAAATATAGATAAACGAAAACAACTTTACCCACATTACAAGTATTTTTCAAAACACTGTTTTTAAAACAATAAAACTTTCTCTGGTATAGAAGATGAAAAACTAAAACACCAAACAAATATTAAATTGTGATTTTTACTTTCTTAAAAACCTTATTACGACATAACCTATACAAAAAAACGGCCAGCCCGGGCAACAAGCCTATAGCCCACCCACCGACCTCGATCTTTATTTTCTCCCAACGGGACAACTCCTTCTCCACAGGGATCGGGACCTCGACCTTACGATCGACATATACCTCTTTCGACGGGAGATATAACGTATCCCTAGGAACCCTCATATTGGCGATCACGTTACCGAGGCTATCCAAGGCGAACATGAGCTCTACGTTCTTGGTGTTGGCCATGTCCAGCCAACGAAGGACTACCTTACCGTTCTCATCGCATTCCATCAACGCACGGATAGAGGCGCTATCTACAGGCATAGGGTAAGGTACCAACTTGTCTATATAGATCGAGTCTATACGATTCTCGATAGCGACAGGCTGTATCTTGGTTCGACACCCGGACAGGAAGAGGATACCGGCTATCGCCAGCATCCCGCAAATCATTCCCGTTCTCATAATAAATTCCACCCCGCAATAACATCCGACATATCTGCTTCTCTCCCATTCTCAAAACGGCTCATCCCTGCCACGATCCGGATCATCTGTTCTCGGTCGTTGATGTTTATCGGATCGTCAGCCGGGATTCCAGCGTAGTCAGATACAAATTGAATATACTTTTCCGTATGGTTCTCTTTCGGTGGTGCCCATCTTCCTATCATCTTGCGGATCGTATCCAGCTTATAGTTCCGGTAATAGTTCGACAGGATCTTGAAGATCGCCCTGTAACCGTATGCCATCGACTTGAATTGTTTAAACTCTCGATCAGAGCTTGTCTTCTCGCCTTGGAAAACATCGCTGTTCCTTCTGATGTTCCCGGGGTTGTTGTTACGTAATCCCCGGGGCAAATTGTTATTTCTCATTCCTTACCCTCCCTCATTAATAGCCGTTCTGCGGCTCACGATCGCCGCATTTCTTTTTCTCGCACCTCTTTAAAGCCAGTTCTATCTTCACGTCCGAGTAGCTCTCTTTTAAGGTGAAAAGCTCGTCCTGCACCTGCCGGAGCCGTCCGGTCTGCTCAACGAACCGTTCCTCCTTCTCTGACAACTGCTTTTGCAAGAACTCGTTATACTCACGCAGGGCTTTGAACTCCTCCACGTCAGCTTGAGCGTCCGCTATACGGGCGTTCGTCTTACGGTTCGCCCACGCACGGATGCCCCATTTTATCCCCTCGATCCCGCCCATCGCACCGATTATCGCCAATATCGTATTCAAATCAACTCCCATAACTCGTTTTCTTTTAATATATACGGGGACTTTTATTTGCCCGCCCCCGATAAGGCCTATAATATTTTCTATCTATTCTCCAGCTCCTTCACCCGCCTCTCCAGCGCCTTAACCTTGGCGTGTAGCTCCTTGATACCGTTGATCCCGAAGGCGGTCAGCATCTGGATATAATCCACGCCGTAATAGGAATCCCCGTTATCCGGTGTTATGAGTTGTACCGCCTCCGGAAGAACCTCACGCACGGCTTGCGCCGACACGCCAATACGAGGGATCTTATCCTCGTCCTCCTTCATCGTGTAGTAGAATGCGGAGATCCCCTCCAGCTTCTCCAGCACGTCCGGGATATCGAAAAAGACGCTCTTCAGGCGGATATCGGACGAGGTCAAGCCTTGGTAATTGGTGATATACACATGGGCCGTACTCGCGGCGTCCTTGTTGATATACAGGTTGGCTATATTCCCGGGACTGTTCCAACCATAGATACCGTTACCGTTATCGATCCGTACCCCTAGGAACGGATACCTCCCGCCCGGGGCGTTAAATACGACCCCCGTGCCCTCCCTGTACAACACTTTCTCTACCCCCATGTCGTAAAAATAGGGGCCATATCCCTCAAAAAAGACTCCGCCCCACGAGCTACGGTTTCCGAACTGCCCGGCGAACTGCGTGGTCTTCCCGATAGTCAACATTTGCGGAAAGGTGATTTGTGTACGATCCGAGACGGACGTATCCACGGCCAGTGACCCGTTCGTGATGGTGAAGTTTCCGATCCTTGCCAAGTTCGCAAAGATCTCCTCCACGTCAATCTCCGAGGCAGCTATCTTCCGTGCCATCAGCAAATCGGTCGCCACGCTGGAGAAATTCGCCCCGAAGGTGTCCCAATAGGCGGTATTGGTCGGATGTTTTCCCTTGAAGGTAGGCTCGTTGTCATCCACCTTCGCCACATAATACGCACGTGTACCATCGCTATTCTTGATCGATACGACATCCGTTATCAGCGAGCTGCCGTTATAGGTAGTACTTGAGTCGTAATCGCCACGGTAGGTACAGCGGGGGCCACGGTCACCACGAGGACCTTGCGCGCCATCCTTGCCGTCCGCCCCATCGATCCCGTCCCTTCCGTCCGATCCGTTCGCTCCAGGCTTGCCGTCCTCACCCTTCACGACTAGCTCCTTCCAGAACCTCGTGTTCGTGGGAGCGACGCCGGGAGTGGTTTGCGAGGTACATTTATACACGTTACCGTCGTAAGATACCTTGTCGCCGGGATAATAGACGAGCGATTCGGAGTAAGTACCCCGATCCACCTCCGGATAGTCGATCTCACCAGAGGGCGATTGATAGATACTGCCTTTCAGTACTAGGCCTTTCTGTTGGTCGTACGAGAGGAAGGCGTTGTCATCGCCGATCCGGAACGCCTTGGAGAGCATGTCCCAATATTGCGTGCCGTCCGTGTTAATGATCTTGTTCAGTCGCATCCATCCCGGGCCTATCTCGCTGAAGCCGTAAAGCGTGGAGAAACTACGCTGGCCATCCACCTCGGTGCTCAACGCGCCACAAAGGAGGTTGTAATACGAGCCGTCGTCCAAGTCCATCGGCTCCTTGCTGAGAAGGAAAGAGCCGGACGATCCCGACTTGGCGCAGCGGGCGTACAGGTACATGGCCTCCGTGTCATCTCCCAGATAGGGAGACGTATAGGCCGCCACGTTCCAGTACTTGTACTCCGTCACCTTGTGGGAGGGGGCGAGCGAGTCTATACCCAACGTCATGTGCTGCAAGATCCCGGAGGGGGTGGTAAGCGTACGTTTCGATTGGTCATACGTGAAGGCGTGATCCACCTCGGTGACCGTCTGCCCGTCCGCCGTGGGAATACGGTTGACGAAACGGAACTGCAACGACTCATGCCCCACCAATACCGACATGGTGCGAAGCCACGACATCGCCTGGCCCTTGCCGTAATCCTTGAACGCTTTCTCCAGCATTCCTTGCATCTCCACCGCGTCACGCCAACGGCGAAGGGTGAACGATACGGCCTGCTTGTGCCGTATCTCGTTCGCCACCTCCTCGCTCTCTAGCTTGCCCAGCTCATCGGACAGGAAACCGCCTACCGGCGTGTTGGATAGCTCAAGCTCCGGACTGTGGGGCCTATTAATGTGATCCCTCACCCCGGTGATCCGGATCAGGATACCGTCCGGCTGGAACTGGGGATCGCTGAAATCGACATAACCGCCGGGTACCAGCTTGGCGCCGATCGCCAACCAATTCTTCTTGGCCCATATGCCGTCCAGCTCTCCGATGAACGTGAATTGCCGCTCCTCACGCTCGTAAAGGTAGCGTACCGCCTCCCGGAACATGTCCCAGCTCGCCCCGGTCTTGGTGGCGTTGTCGCATACGTAGGCGGCGGGAAGGGATATGTTGAAAATGGCGTACTTGTCGCCGACCTCCGGATACAGGGAGGCGTTCGGCAGCGTCATGCCATCCTGCTCGGACGAGATGATCTCGAACTTACGGCCGTCATGTACGTACTTTACGTCGAACTCACGGCCCGCCAGACGGCCAGTCTGGAAAATAACCGTCATGGTCTGGCCGGCGATCAGGCAATCCTCGAAATTCAGGTTATCTGGAATTGACGAGTCGTAGAAATCATAGAACGTGACATCGTTCCCGTCCGTGTCCTCGCCCGGTTCCGTATCGGTCTCGCTCACCGTACCGACACGGGAAGGATAGATGTCGCTCGCGTCGTAGCTGTCCTCATTATAAGAAGAAAGGGGCTTGTCAGCACGGGTGACATACATGCCGTCCTTGTCGGTCTTGTAGCGTCTGCCTTGGTAGGAAAGTTCCTGCGACTTGGGGAGCAGCAAGGTCTGGCTTCCGTAGGCCGAATAATCGATATTCCGCTCGCCACCTTGCACGTAAAGGATCTCAACGGGGAGGTTGTCGCCTTGGTTCGCACGACCTACACCGGGAAGGAATCCGTTACCTTTTCCGTATGATAGCTTTAGAGGAGCGTCCTTGTAATACTCCATCTTGCGGAGGTTGATAGTTTTGCCCACGATCTCGAACTCCGTGTCGAACTCCTCGGCCAAACGCCCCAATACAGCCCAGCATTTCTCATGGTTGAACGACAACAGTTTCTCCGGGGCCTCGATCACCGTGCCGACCGTCCAGCCGGAATCATAAAGATTCAAGTTGTCCACCAGTAGCTCCACGAACATCCCCGGCGTGGCCGTCATGACGAACTTGAGCTTGTACGGCTTGTCGGACAACAGCTTGTACTTATATTTTTTCAGGATCTCCTCGTTACCGCCGAAGGTGACGGTATAGTCGAATACCCTCGTGCCCTCCTTCTTGAAATCCGAAGGGTACCACAGCGTGTACCTTTCCCCCTGGTACTCGATATACGCCCCGGTGGGCAGCTCCACGTGATCCACTAGGGAGTAACGCAGCTCCACCTTCTTCGCTTGCGCTATCGCCCGGTAACGATAGCTGTCATCGTCCACCGGGATGTCAAGCAATACCTCGCCCGTCTTATCATAGATACGCATCTCGAACGGTATTTAAAGGGTGTTCGAGACGCTTTCGGACATACCCAGCAAGGCACGTACCCTCGCCTTGCAGTCGTTACGGTAACGTTCCAGACAGGCGAACTCTGCCTCAAACTCGGCCTCTCTCTCATTATCCGAGCTCAATTTATTCAGCGTTATCGCCTCTACCCGATCGGCGGAATACTCTCTCCGGACCAATCCGGACACGAGACTGTCATAACTCGCAGAAGTCGCCTCGACCAGCGTACCGCCATCCTCGCACGTGCCGGTATAGGCGTAAGCCGTGCAAGGCTCCGGTTCCGGTTCGCCCCCGTGGCCCTCCGGAACGTAGTTCTCCAAGACCTCCTCGTTCAGGTATAGCAGGTAATGGTTGTCATCGTATTTTACGAATGTCTTTCTCTCCGTGTAAATCGCTCTTGTCTCCATATATTTAAATGTTTTTAGCCGACCCGGAAGGATCGGCCAAGAGCGATCCCCACGGGTCAAGTGAACCTGAAAAATTTCTTACCGAACTTGTTGGTGAGCACCTTTATCACGGTATCCACCGGCAAGTCCTCGTGAGAGAAGTCCGTGAGCGCCTGGTCGATCAAGACGGCGGAACCGGTGAAAGCGTAACGCTCCTCGCCTTTCCATCGGAAACGTATGGCGAGGCACTTCTTTGGCGTACCGTCCTCGTTTCTCTCGATCTTGCTATCCTCGATTTTATAATCAATCAACTCTATGAGTTTATCATCCTCCGGCCCTCGTTTATCCTCCGGTATCCGGGTATCATAAAGTATATCCTCGAATCTCATTTTCCGGTCGGCCGGGAGATCCTCCCACGGACTTTTTTTATTCCTTATCACCTGTCCCAGTCTTTTCCTTGGTGTTTCCATTCCTAATTTATTTAATAGATTACTCGTATCAGCGTGTTGGATGAAGCCTATACGGGAAGAGGCCCTCCTCCTTATCTCCTCGTCCGGCAAACCCTTCTTTCTCAGTCTCGCTATCTGGCGGCAGAGAGCCACCTTGTTACGTTTCCGGACACGGACGTGATCCGGGAAATGCACGTATCCCCCCGTATCGACACCGTCCGTCACGTGCCCGATCTTCCATCTCGGGTTAAGACCGATCCTAAGCTCGTTAGCGTAATAAAGACCGATCCACTCGATGACAAGGTGCAAGAATACGGTGTCCTCATGCAGTATCAGGACATCATCGGCGAGACGGTAGCAGAAATCCAGACGGTTCAGATATCCCTTGAACCTGTCCGAGAGATATTGGATCCCTTTGGATAACTCCTCATAATCATGTTCTGTTTTGGCCGTTGCGATACTTTCCTCGATATATCTTTTCGTGTAGTACTCAACCAAAGCCGGGCATTCCCCGACATGGAAGCACCGCTTCAAATCGTGATCGAAAAGATAAAGATAGACAAGCGAGAAGAACTGCGCCAGCTTCGTGCCGGGAAACATACCGGTATCCCCCTCGACGCTATCGATGATCTCATCAAGCCTTCGCAATAAATGATTATCCTTGATACGTGTCCTGAGCTGGCTTTTCAATACCGGATGATTGACGGTCGGATAGAAGTGGTGGATATCGCACAGGAGATAGTCGGTGGTACGTTCCGGATCATCCTCATGTAGGCGTGGGGACCGCGTCCTTTCACCCCTCCGTAGGTATACGCGGAGAAGGATCTCGTAAAATAATCCTCCACCTCATTGAGCATCGCCCAATGCTGGACATGATCAGGGAAAGGGAGCATCCCGATAAGACGTTCTTTCGGCTCATGGACGGTCATAAAACGATACGGGGAGGTTACGAACGTCCCGTTTTCAAAAGAGTATAGGAGATCGGAAAGGTTCTTTTCCAAGTCCGCCTCGAACTTTATTATAGCCTTTTTACCATGCTTGTTCTTGCTGGCATGATCAAAAGCCTTGTAATAATTATCCTTCCGGGCTATCCTCCCGGAAAAGTCACCTTTTCTCCTCATCTCGTGTCTCTAGTGTCTTAAAGTGTCCAGTGTCTGCAATCGCCATCGGGTTATGAGCCGTCGGTTATAAACCTACCGGTACTATACCTTTAGCCTTGATTTTTTGTCAAGTGACAGGGTCTCTCCTCCACTTCTTACTGAATAAACCAGTGGCATATCTTAGGGGCGACGACCAGTTGGCGTTAGCGTTCGAGACCGCATTGTTACCATTGAGGTACGCTAAGCCGGCATTAGCACCGTTGTTCGCATTACCACGACGGAACGGACAGCGAAGGCCGGAACTGGACGTCAGAGAAGACAACCCGCCCAATCAATAGGCGGAACAAAGGTAATATTTAATTTTTCAAGTGCGACCGCCTTACGGCGGGAAAAATAAAACAGGAACGGAAACAACATGTCAAAGAACCAAGATGCGGCACTTACGTGCCTTGGGTGCCCGGGCGCTTCGCACCCTGATGGACACGAAGAACACTCGAACACTAAGAACGCTAGTACTGCACGGGCACAGGGCTTACGTCCTCTGCAAAATAGCAGAGGGGCGACGACCAGTTCACGTTAGCGCTCGAGACCGCAATGTTACCAATGAGGTACGCTAAGCCGGCACTAGCACCGCTGCTCGCACTACCACGACGGAACGGACAGCGAAGGCCGGATGTAGCGTTGTCGTTATACCAACCGTCGCTATGATAGGTATTGGGGCTACCGGAGGCGACAGTCGGGGCGGAGCATAGGTTCTGCATACTGAGCTCGGTGATATATTTCCAGCCACTGGGATCGTTCTTAGGAACCTTGGCCGCCTTTATCAAACCTTCGATAGAGTTGATATTAAACTCCGAGTAAAGAGAAGGGGCCACATAGTAATCACCGCTTCCGTCGGACAGCTTGTTTATCAACGCACCACGCTCGATCAGACCGATGTGACCGTAGAAGTTCTTCAAGCCGAGGAAGCAAGGGACGTGCGCTTGGTGGACGGTACTACCGTCAGAGCCCTTCACGGAGTAGTCGCTCACACCGACTGAGTCCCCTAGCTCAACACCAACGCTTGTCGGAACGATCGGATAGTTCCCGTTATGGCTCGACCAAGAATCCCAAGACCACTCGGTAACCCCCTTGCCGGTACCGCCCTGATATAGGCCGTTGGAGTCCTTTACCGGGTTCAACGCAGACTGGCAATCACGGGTACCCATGATAAGGCGGTAGAGATAACCGACGACGCTGTTCGCGACGAACCAGCCGGATTCCCAGCCCTCACCCTTCTTGCGGGCGGCCGTGCCGAAAGCCGCGGCGTTCATGTTCGTGGCAACCATGCCTAGCTGCGTGTTGTACTTGCCGTCCCTCGTCGCGTCGTTGTTCCCGCCACGATAACGGGGATCGTCGCTGACGACGGAGACCAACGTCCCGCTCGTACGATCCATGACGCCGGCTCCCAAGGCCGACGTACCACCGGCCGGGATGTAATAGTTCAAATGACCCTCGATCGGGGTCGGGCTCACGGCCTCGTAATAATACGTGGAGTCAACCCACCAAGAGTAGTAGTGGGCGTTCCAGCACCACAGGTAATCGCCCATCGTGCCGTCCAAGGCGGCGGGACTGCCGTCGGCGAAACGACGGTGGTTCGTCGGGTCAAGCTTACGCCGGCTACGGTCAACGGACACGAGGTAGCAGCCCAGACCGATCACGGAGGGAAGATCCCGCAGGAAATCGATATTACCGTAAGCCTCGCCGACAGGCGTGCCCTGACCACGTTTCCAGCGACGGATAGCGACGTGCTTGTTCACGATCGATACCGCGTCGGCGAAAGGGATCCTCACTGACTCGCCCGTTTCCTTGGACACTCCCTCGATCAAATACTTGGAGGGCTGGTTCGTGTCGGCCAAGGGCAGCTGGTCGATCGTTTTGCCGTTATCGAAGGCCGTGATGATAGCGCGTACCTTCTCCTCCTCTGCTGTTGTTAATGACATGATTCTGTATATTAAAATGTTAGACAATTATACCTTTCGTATCCGGCTACCGGATAAAAATCTCATCACGCTACCGGCCTTGCGGATAACCGGGGCCGTGACCTCGATCTCTATCGTTTGGGCGAGCGAGGTGTTCTGCGCCGGGATAACGTGGATCGTGGCCGTGCCGGTCTTACGCACGGTCAAGTTCCCATGTTGGTCCACATACAGGGCATCCCCGGAATAAAACGCTTGCTGAAAGATCACGTTCGGAAGGACATAGGCCGGAAATAAACTCACGGCTATCCTCTGGGCGACCGTATTCCCTAACGTTATCCTCTTGACATATTTCAGCTCCATACGGGTAGGGGCAAGAAGCGCTTGACTCATCAACGATTGCTCGGCCGCTTTCATGGAAGCGATCTGCGCATTGCCCTCGGAAATCATCGCCTCAGCCTCGACAGCGGCAGCCAAAGCCTCATCAGATGCTCGACCGGCCAAATCAGCCTGTTTCCCAGCCTCCAACGCTTTAGCGTTAGCCAAACCCGCAGCAGAGATAGCGTTCCTCGTGGCCTCGATAGCCTTATTCGCCTCCGCAAGGGCGGTCTTGGCCGCTTCCGTTGCCTGCGTACCACGGGCGATACATTTCCACCAAGCCGTATCGGTCAACGCATGACCCTTGTTCTTTTCCTTCACGGACAGATAACAACTATCATCTGTCACGATAAAATCAAAGCGATCGTATGTCGTGCCGGCCGCATAAGTGCCGGCATCCGTGAAAGCGACCTTTCCTAGTAAAATCTTTGTCATGATCCTGTATCTATTAATTATCCAACATTCAAGTAAAGCTCACCGGTGACATTATCGAACTTAACCAAGTTCGGACTTACCTCGTCGTCAAAGCTCATGTATAATCCCATATCGGTCTCGTCTATGGAGAAGGTAGGATACAGGACACCGCCTTTAGCCAAGACACCCGTGTCAATATACTTCTTCGTGCCCTCGTCCCACTGCCACCAATTACCGTTATCGCCCATCTTAGGGGGATGATCCCCATACTCCTTGGCGCGGTCACCCTGTGTCTTGGCGAAGTTACCCTGCGTGTTGGCGTAAGAAGCTTTCTCATTCGCCAATTTCGCCGCATCATTTGCGTTTTTAGTTGCGATTTCGGTATCTTCCTTGATCTTCTCTAACCCATCGTGAGCGGCATTAGCGTTAGCCGCGGCTTTATTGGCTAAATCAGCCGCGGTATTAGCCTTACCGGTTGCGGTATTGGCGTTCCCTGTCGCAGTGATGGCGTTCGCCGTGGCCGTATTAGCCTTTGACGTGGCCGCCTCGGCGTTCAGCTTGGCGGTGTTGGCATTGGAGGCCGCCGTATTGGCCGCCTTGGTAGCGGCACGGGCGTTGGAGATCTCCGTAAGCATGTTCTCGTAAGCCGTCTGGATAGTCCCGAGGCTCACCTTCACGCTGGTTTGTATGCCGTCTATGATCTTGCAACCGATCGTGTACAGACCGGTAAGGCTGTCAGCCAGCATGAGTTCTGATATTTTCTTCTTCTTTTTAGGCATATGTGTTCAAGTCTATGTAATATTCCCCGTCCTCCGTGACCACCAGTTCCCCGGCCTCGGTAGCCAGCAGGTAATCGACACCATCCATCCGGAACACCGTGAACTCCAGCGTGAGGTTGAATGTCACCACCACACGCCCCCGGAGGCTCTCAAGTTTCCATCCGGATGTCCTCTTGTAGTAGCAGGGGTATTCCTCCACGTTGTAATCCACGTACAGCGAACGCTCGCCCGGCTGGATCAAGGCATTCAACAGAGCGTCGTAACAACTCCAGAATGTCGTCATTGAGCCAGCGATGAGACAGCATTTAAGAGTGACTTCCTTGCTATTATACACCACCTTGCCGGCATCGTAGATCCTACCGTCAACGTCCAGTACCGTGCGGGACAGGTTCGTCTTGACCGTGGGGGATCTCATGATCTCGTCACGACCCTCCGTCACCATGATACCGTACCTGTCCAACGGAACGCCGTCCAGCTCGTACTCGGAGGGAGGAACATACGCTCTACCCTCCGGGATCGCCATGGACGAGGGTCTTACGGGCCGATCCTCGGCGAACCGGAGCGTGAAGGCCTCCAACGTGTCCCAATCCTCATACGCCGGACTCTGGATGAGTCGCAAGCTCCACTCCCTGCCCAGCGAGGGGATACGGAAGAGGTGATACCCGGACTTCGATAGGTGCTCGACGAGAGCGCCGGCGGATCTTCCGTCCACGCTGCGGACGAACGTGATGTTGAGCTCCCGTGGTTTCAAGGTGGGCTTTTCCAAGTCCGGCTCTATGCCGTCCTCGTCCGGCCAGTCGTTCCTAGCCGGTTCCACCAGCTCGGGGAACGGGAGAAGGCCGTCGTAACCTCCCTCCGTGATCCATACGCCGAAATCGGTGTAGGCGTCCTTGCCGTCTATGTATAACTCACCCCTCATAAGATCACCACGGTATTATCCTTGTTTATCTCAACCTCTCCCCCGATATTCACCAGCAGGATCACGGCGTAGTCGCTCGCCACGACCCTAGCCTTGCCGCCGTGCATGAGGATCACCTTGTGAACACGCTCGTTATCGTCTATCGTTATCACCGCATCCGTATCACCTATCACGGCGATATTGCCGGGATTGGTTACGTCCACGTGGCCGGAGTCAACGTACACCCCGTAGGGCATCACGTGACCGGCCATGCCACGGAACATGTCTAACGACGGGAAATCATTCTCCGCGCAAAACTCACGCCCCTGCGGGCTGAAGAACAGCCACACGAGGCTTCTCCAGTCCGTCACCCCGTTAGAACCACTGCACGCCCCGAGCGAGAGGGCCGATTTGATTATGTCGTTAACCGTCTCCATCATTATCTTGATCTCATTAATATCCCCTTGTCGTTAATAGTCTTTATACCGGAGGCCGCCGACTTGGTATTAGCCTCTATCTTCTCGGATAGGGCCTCTATACGTCCGGAGATCTCAGCTACCTTGGCCGTGTTCTCCGACACCTTCCCGGACAGGTCCTTGATCGCCTCCACGTTCTTCCAGCCCCTTGTCTGGAGGTCATAGATGAAGCGCATCTGGTCGGCTATACCCGTCACTTGCACCAACGTCCTATCTAAAAATATAAGTTGGGTCGACATCTTACCGTCTATGACATCCGCGGAGTCTTGGGAGATGGAACCAACGCCCTTGGACGAGGCGGTACGACCGCCATCCTCCTCTACCGTATCCCCGGCATTGAAGTATTTGTCGGCCCAACCAAACTTACGGTCCAGTTGATCGACCAGATCCTGCGCTTTCCGATCCAGATAATCCTGTTCCCAGTCGCTGATATAATCGTCGGACCAGAACTCGAGCAATTTCTCTCGTATGGCTTTCATGGGATCGGAAGCGGCGGCCTTGATCGATTCCGTGACCATGTTCTTTATCATCTTCCTCACGAGATCCTTGGCCGATTGTGCCTTGTCCTCCCCGGTGGCCCACGCGTCGGCGTAAGCGTTGGCGAAATCGTCGATCGCCGATTTTATGTCACTACCGAAAATAGCGTCCTTGCCGGCCTCCTTGTTATCCGCTATGGTGTTATTGATCTCGTCTATCTGGTCCCGCCACTCCTTGATACGGTCATTGTCGGTTTTCTTCTTGTCCTCCTCCTCCTTGATCTGGTTTTGGATAAGGACTTTTTGTTGTTCCAATAGCTTATTCTGCTGGTCGATAAGCTTGGATGCGTCTTTGGAATAGGCTTTCTCGATGGACCTGCCCAATCTGTCGTACGACTTGTCCAACGTGTCTATCTGATCCTGCAAGCGCTGGATGCGCCTCTCGTTCCTAGCGTCGTGGATCTTGGCGATAGAGGAGGCAAGGGATGTGACCATCCCGATAGCGGCACCGGCGGCGGATCCGATCGGTCCGAACATCGCGCCGGCTTTCGCCCCGTCCATGGCGGAGTTGACCGCATCCATGGCCACGTTCAAGCCTTCGGCTATCTCACCGAACGCACCACCGAATGAATCCCCGAGTTTCGAGAAAGTATCAGAGAGGAATTGCCCGGACCGCATGATCTCTCCAAGCCCTTCCTCTATATCGTCAATTGCCTGCCGCAACTTTTTCGTATCGCTACCAGCCTCAAATACGCCTTTCAGACCTTTGGCGACCTTCTCGTATGCCGGGCGCAACTTGTCCGCGGCTTCCTTGTTCTCCTTGAGCGCATCCGAGATATCTTTTAGTTTATCGGGTGATTTACTCCACAGTTCAAACGTTTCTTTCGTGATACCGAAATCCTTGCCCTTGCTCTCATCCCAGACACCGCTTTTCAGGAACTCCAAGGCTTCACTCCCCTTCCGGTTGATGGCCTCCAACTCGGAAAGGGTCTTGTCTTTCATGTCACCGAACAACCGACTGATAGCGGAAGTCGTCTTGCTCGCCTCTATGTCGAGATCAGACAGTTCCCTTTTCATGGCCTCGGAAAGAGATTTACGCTCGCCTTCCGTCGTGGCCTTGGCTATCTTCTCATTATAAAGCTCCGTGATAGCCTGACGCTTTTCCAAATATGAACCGTATTCTTTCAGATACTCGTTCATGGCACGTTTCTCTTCCTCCAGTTGTTCCTTATTCACATTAGAGGTCGATCGCTCCCGTTTGACGTATGAGTTCACCAAGGCCGTACGAATCTCCACGGTCTGTTCCTTAGTCAGTTTGCCACCTTGAGCGTCTTTCCACTCTTTTTCCTTGGTAAGTATGGCGGCGATCTCATTGTCATAGTCTAGGTTTATCTGGGCGATCTTCTTTGCGGAGCCTTCTTTCATCAGATCGATCTCGGATTGCTGGTTCTGCCGGCGGAGGGATAGGAGTTCGTCTTGAAGCTTTTTTCGCTTTTCTAGTTCCTTTTTATCAATAGGTGTAGCTATTTTCGCCTTTTCCTCCTCTTGTTGGCTACTAGCTAACGCCTCCGCCTTCGTACGAGCCTTCAATCCTTGTACGACTATCTCAACCGCTTTATCATGCTCAATCTTCAACTGCTCGTTCCGTTTTCGTAAACGACGTAACTCAAATGCCTCCGAAAAGCTGGTATCAATCCAACTTTTCTTGTCTAGCTGGGAGATTCGATGGTTATTTTTTGCAATTTCATCCTCTATGGAGTTTACGGTAGCGCGCTGTTGGGCCATGGTTCGCTCATCTATCGATTTAGAAAGCATCTTATTAGCCTCCGTCATATCCATCAACATGAACTTTTGCAAGGATAGATTTTTCAGTTCATCCGGATAGAGGGCTTGTAATTTCTCGTATGCCTCCACTTTCTGTAACATGGACTTGTTATCGTCGCGCAAAGCATTCAATAGTTCATCCGTTTGAGATCTCATGCCTTCTATCCAGTCCTTCATCTCTGCGACCCTCTTGTTATGGGAATCCAACGCCTTCTCTGATGCCGTCGCCTGTGTCGCGAGCTTGAAGATCGCATACCCAAGGGCCGTAACACCCGCCACGGCCAAGACATACGGATTCGCAAGGGCAGCTTTTCCGGCGGCCAACATTGCGACAGCCTGTTTTTTCAAAGCACCTGTAAGCAGCGCGGTTGCGGTCGTATGCTGAATCGTCGCCAGTCTGCTCAAAGCTGATGTCTTGATATAAGATCGTTGCGCCACTTGAACCAACAAAATAGCTGTTTTATAAGAAAGAAACGCTCCCGCCGCATTTTTCACCAATGCCTCAACCCTCGATATCGTCCCCTCGATATCATTGTTCTCAAAAGCCTCATTAAACGCCTTGGCGATATCTGACACCTCTTTCAATATCCTCTCTCCCATTGGGCGCAAATAAGCCTGTACATTATTCGCCAACAACGTGAGCTGATTATCGGCGGCGTCAGCCATCTTCTCAAACGCAGCCTCTGTCGCACCCAAGGAGCCCTGTAACTCTCCCAAATCATTTGCTGCCGCCTTTGCATTCTTTCCAGTCAAAGCCAGTGTAGCGGCCAAGCCTTCATCCGTGCCAAGCATTTCCTTCATCTTGGAAGCGGAACCACCAGCCTTCTCATAAATCAATTGTAATGCCTCTTGGAAAGTACGGCCTTGGAATGCGGCGTCTCCAAGTTCTCCAGCGGTTCCTTGGATAGCGGCACGGATCTGTGTCATAGCCTGCGCCGTCGGCGTTCCTTGCTTGGTCAATGAAGCGACAGCACCCAACACTTGGTCGATACTAATCCCATACGCGGCCGCAATAGGAGCAACTTGGGCTATAGAGGCTCCCAATTCGCCAAACGTGGTCTTACCCAACCGGACGGTTGTAAAAAGCTGATCCGAGACCGTACCGGCTTCCTCCGCAGACATCTTATAAGCATTCAGGATCGTTGTAATGGCATCGGCTGCCGTCTCGGTTTCCGTAAGTCCTCCCACGGCAGCTTTAGCCGAAACTTCTAGGATCTTCATACCATCCGCCCCGTCATGTCCGGCGGAGACAATGCTATATAACGCCTTGGCGGCCTCCGGAGCCTTGATCGGTATCTCTTGGGTTATGGACATGACCTGATTCATGAAACCGGTCATATCATCCGTTACCTGCGTGGAAATGGTCGCTACTTCCAGCATGTTCTTCCGGAACTCCTTCTCGAAGTCGTATGAGCTTTTAGCTGCTTTGGCGAAGGCCGTCGCCGCGCTGATACCGATACCACCGAATACGTCAAAAGACGTGATCTCACCGGCCAAGGTCTTGATAATTCCCATCGCTTCACGCTTTCCTTCATACAAGCCGGAGTTATCGATGCCGGTTACCATGTACAGACTACCCTCCCTATTCCTGATTCCCATAATGCGTTTATGGTAAAATATAGGACAGCCTTTCATGTGAGACTGTCAACCGTTAAAAATTCACTTATAAGTTATCTTTTTCGACATTTTCTTTTGCCTTGTCGCTTTTTCTTCGTTCTTTTGTAAAAAGAAAAATTATCGTGGAATTCGAGATTATCAAGATAAAGCAACTGTCAGGCAAAAAGGCTCAGATATATTCTGTTATTCTCGGTCAAGAGGATCAGAGCGTTTTTGAACAATTTCTTCAGAACAACTATTCTGAATACCCAACCGAAATAGAAGATATCGTATCTAAATTGAAAATTATGGCTACAAAAACTGGGGCAGCCGAACATTTTTTCAAGCTAAACGAAGGGAAACCCGGTGATGGTGTCTGCGCCCTATTTGATAGTCCTGATAAAAAATTAAGAATCTATTGTATTCGATTTGCTAACGTTGCTATCGTTGTTGGAGGTGGAGGATACAAACCCAAAAACATTAGAGCTTATCAAGAAAGTTCTTCCTTAAAAAAAGAAGCTGAAACAGTGGTTCGAATATCCAGAATCATATCAGAAGCCATCAAAAACAAGGATATACATCTCGATGATAACGGTTTTTTCTTAGGTAATTTAAAATTGAAGGAGGAATAAATATGAACAATACATCTATTTTGGATACAGTACTTGGCAATATAGACACGAAAAGAGCCAAGAACATGGAAAGACGTATGATGCTTGCCGTAAAAATAGCAGAAGGTATCAAAAGGAAAGGTCTATCCCAAAAGGAATTTGCCGAAAAAATGAGTAAACGTCCCTCTGAGATATCCAAATGGTTAAGAGGTGACCACAACTTTACAACCAGCACTCTTTTTGATATTGAAGATGTTTTGAATATCCATCTTATAGATATCAACGAATATTCTCATGCAGCTTGTCCGGCCTCGATATAATAAAAAAATGAATGGAACACCCCCTGCGGGAGTAACAATGATTAATGCACACGGTATCCTCCTTTTCGTAGGAGGGAAGGAATATTATCTATCGTATGACAGATACCCTTGGTTCAGAAATGCAAAAGTATCGGATGTATTGGACGTGACCATACCGGACGAGGATTCGTTGCGTTGGGATGCAATTGATGTGGATCTTGAGATTGACAGCATAATCCATCCGGAGCGTTACCCAATTACTTTTCGCTAGAAGACACCGCTCTGGTTATCGAGCAGACACTCTGAAGATCTTGACACATTTACAGAGAACAAAAACCGACCAGCCTCACGGTTCGTCGGTTTTTTTACAACCAAAATCACTATGACAAACGTTCTCTACGCAAAGTAATATATATCATACCGGGCTCATTCTTCGAACCCTTTTCTTTTTTCCCGTATCGAAATCGATTACCTCGACCCACTCGCCATGATTATCCCCGGATTCATCATCGTCCACGAGCAGTGATTTGTTCCGGTCGTTCACCAAGTAACCATGTTCCCGTAGCATGGACATGACAAGCGCCAGATCGCTGTCCAATGTCCGCTCATGCGTATACCCGAACGCCTCGTTACATAGTACAAGGAACATGAAGCTACTTTGCGTCACCGGCTCCGACCTACCCAAGTCTCGTTGTTTTCTTGAAGGGCTATTATCTCCTCTTCGCTCAACGGGCTCACAGCTTCCAAAGCTATGATAGTACGAGAAAAAGGGTTACAACCCAGACGAAAGAGAATAGCGTTCAAAAGGATATACAGGTCTTCCCATGTACAATTATCCTTCAGTACCTCCCGGAACCAAGCGGGCATGTCCCCTTTCTTGTTATGGATACCCAAACATACGATCTCAAAGATCAACTCGTCATATTTCGCCATCAACTCCGACAGTACACTATCAAACGTAACATCCTTATGAGCCACGATAGCATCCTTGTCCGCCTTGTCAATCCGCAAGAGTAACGGCCGTATCCTAAACCCGGTCCTTACCGTGATCGGGGTGATAACGATACTATCACCAACGTTCTTACCCGCCGGGATCGTCTCCGGCTTGAACTCGAAAGGAATCACGACTGACCGACTTGTCACCACGTCGCTCTCAATCTGTAGTGCTCGCTTTACGCTCATAGTCTTTTAATCGATTTTGTAATTTCTCAACCTCCTGCCAAATAGCTTCACTAATATCATCACCAGAAGAAACACAGGCTATTTCCTTATTGGGATAAATCAATTTTAGATATAAGTTATTAAGAAAATATGAATAACCATCAATCGAACACTGCATTTTAGCAATCTCTCTAATTCCTTCCGCATTCATAATCATTTTCCTCTAAAATATAAGAGCCCCGGCAAAAACCGAGGCTCTAGACAACCTAAACAAAAAACATCATTCCGTGTCTTCCGATACGGCCTTCACCGCCCTGCTATACGGGGACGCTTGTTTGCCAGCCGCAGATACCGGTGTCATGATCGTGGCCTTTACCAATAAGAGATCGCAATTCTCCTTATCCGGGGCTTGGCTGATCTTCCCGAACACAGAGCACTTGACAAAGACATATTCCGTGAACTTACCTTGGTACGGCAGGCTCTGTAGCCTGATCGTCTTCAATATCGAGGGCGTAGACAAGGGAGCCTCCCATTTATCACCGGAAACGGTTCCCCCGCAAAACATTTTCATCTCGTCGCTCGTGGGAGAAGGGATAGTGAACTCTATACTGGAAGGATCTCCTTTCCGACTCACCACCGCCCAAGGATCCTCATGTCCCATGGACGTAAAACTAAGCTCCTTGGCGTCCGAGAAATTGAACGTCACCGTATCCACGTCAACGCATTGGGTGAACTCGGTACCGGCCACGCCATCCCCGGGTTCCGCAACTCCTAAATACGCCACATCCAGCGCTAAACTTCTTTCCATATCACTAATCTAATTCTGTTATAACCTCTAATCTAATATTCGTACAATCGAAGCCATCCTTGGCCTCGCCCATAGGCTCAGACCAGACGATCCGAGATTTCCAATACATCCCCAACGGCGGCTTGATATCCCGCAACACGAACCTCACGCCTCGTACGGTCTCTATCATCAACTGTCGATCCGATACGCCTTTCGAGGGTCTCTTGACGAAGATATTGATATTTATCGATCCCTTGTTGACATAATCTTTCCCATTCAAGGCCAGAGAGCGGATCGTGATATGATTTCTTTTCTCGCCATCGCCGGATTGATCCTTATACAGGATAAAGCCCGTACTCGCCGGCTCAACCGCATTATATACGATATCCACTATATCAAACTGATCTGCCATGTTCAATATCCTTTCTCAGCGAGTTTATCAAATAACGTTCGACTCTGTTTCTTGATCCAATCCTCGGCATGTTCCGTGGCGACAGAGATAACATCCAGATTTTCGATTGCTTCCACATACTTGGCATAAGGCATAGCGGCTACACCAATCAATACCCAACCTCTCTTATAAAGGGGTAGTAATTCTGATACGAGCCTTTTAGCCTCTCTCAATCCCGTATGTTTATCGGTACCTTTCTCATCTGACAACTCGTAGTTCTCGGTCAATATATCGCCATCCTTAACGATCACATAACCGATTGAGCTACGGAGGTTACCGGTATGATTCTGATAGTTCCCTTTTTTTCGAGCGATCTTCACGAACTCTTCCCCGGCACGTTGCAATAACTTGTATATCCGCTCTTCCGCCCGATCCACATAGTAATCGAACCAACGCCCTACTTCCCTATCACTCCACATTGGAGTCAAACCACCTTTCCTTGCCATAAACTACACATAGATTACAGAGTGAGTCTGAAACGGTTCCCAGCTAATGATATCCACATCGAGAGCGATACTGTCAATCCGGATATGCTTCGCGTTTTCCACAGGACGGGCTTTGGTCGAAAACTCACCATGCACGATGAACTCTCTTCCATCGACGTTCCGCTTCAACTGCTGTCCACTATTGGACGGGTAGTATTGCCCAGTGACCTCTATTTCCGTCGGTTTACCGGCAACCCATTCCCCTTTGACCAATTGACAGGATTGAATCGTCACTATCGCAGTATGTGAATATCGCTTTACCATCTGTTTCTCGCCCTTCCTTTGGGTACCTCGATCTTATTGCCTATCAATTCCGCTTTCTCCGGTTCTCCTCCCTCCCGGTATAGTCGTTTCGCCGTAGCGTCATACCATGCACGGGGATACGTGATAGAGAGCTTGTTTTCCGTGAAGTCCGGCAGACCGCCGACCATGGAATAAAGGTCGGCGGCCACCAGCTTTTGTTTTTGGATATCGATCGTCTTACTATCTTCTGTACCTTCAAAACCGCGTCCCGGCAAAACGACGTTATCCAAAAAATCTTCACAGTCAGCCAGACCGGGATAAGCGAGTATCGTATCTCGAATCGTCTTAGCCATGATTGTTATTCTCCGTTTTCAGTATCCTGAATCGTTTGATCCTCCGGTTCGACGGTTTCACCCAAGAATGTCGCCGGGATATCATCCGTACCCTCGGTATCCTCGGAAGCGTTCCAATCCTTCCCATCCACTTTCATGATGAACATGGCATCCGGATCATTCACGACAGGAATAGCGTTCGCTTCCGCTTTCGTCCATTCCTTGAACGGTTCCAGCTCAGACCATTTGGTTACCAAGATCCAATCCTGCTTAACCATGAGAGCGATTTTCTGCAAGGTAGCGGAAGACTCGGCGGCGATCGGCCCATGCTGAATGTCACCCACCTTCAAATCCTCCAAGAAGCATACACGCTTACGCTCCCAAGGATTGATCGTCTTACGACGATGGGCACGATCCTCGATACGGACAGCCGGGTTCACGGTAATGATCTTCACAGGGATCTCCTGCTCGGCCAGATACTCGTTGATGAGATTCTTTGTCACCAATATCTTGGAGGACGAATTAACCCATGCCTTTAACGTGTCGAACGTAGATTTCTGTTTCTTTAGCAAAGAGAAATCAGCCACATGCATTACAACGTAACGGATCGTCACCCCTTCGGCAGAAGCGGCCACAACCGTATCCTCAATATCCTGCAATCCATTGGCCGTTGTAGCGCTACTCCAGTCCGTAGTAGATTTACGCTGGTTCTTCTTCGGCATACCGCAACCGACAAACTCAGCCGTAACGACACCGCCATTGTTCTTTGCCGACAAATGGAAACCCGCACGGCTCATGAGCTGCATACACCACCATTCGAAACGGGCACGAACGGAGTTATACACGAAATCCTGATCCTTGAAAGCCAGATTCAACAATGCCAACTGGTCCGCATCACCTTGCGCGTCACGTTCCAATTGCTTATACTCGTTGTAATCGCTCTCGTTCATGCCACGCTTGACGGCTGTCTTCGGGATATCGCCGGACAGCTTGCTGATCACCTCACGGGTCTTCTGCGGTGCGGAAGCGTCGAAAGAGATCACGTCTGCCATTACCGGAGCGCCTTTCTCACCGGTCAGAGTCTCCCACTTCAACGAGGTCTTTCTTTTCACCCCGAAGAAGTTCGGGAAGACAACCGGTTTCACATGACGGGTATTCAAACGGGCCGCCATGTTCTTTTTATTCACTTGCTTAATTAAACTTCTTTCCATATATCTGATTTTAATGGATTACACAAAACGGATAAACGACATTAATGCCTTCAAGTCCTTATCTACCGGGAACGGCATACAGGATTCGTTTACCGTACCTCTTACCAATAACCCGGACTGCTGGTTGGCTACAGTCAAGTCGACTTTATTCATCGTGACAACCAATTCGCCATCATAAGGCAACTTGGCGGCTTTCGCTGCCTGTTTGTCTTTAGCCTGAACCAATACCTGACCTTTTGCGGCAGCACCGATAGTCGCTTCCAACGTGATCGTATCAAACTCCGCATGACTCTTATCAATAGCCGTGATCTTATCGGATGCGCCTGTCAAAGCTCCACCAATCGTCACGAAGTCACCCACACCAAACAGATGATTCTTGGACACCTTATAAGTAGTTTCATTGCCAGCATCGGAAGCCATCGCCGTCTTCAATACATGATACAGCCCCGTTTCCGGATCTTTCACCACGATCACGATCGGAGGAAGCTCGTCCAACGACTTGCCATTGAACAAAGCGTTCCGCAAATCCCGGCGGTCAATCGTCCCACCGCCGATCACATCCTCAATAATCTTTTCAATTCCGGGAGGATACTGGAATTCTCTTTCTCTTTTTCTGTACATAACGTTACACTTTTCTTGGATTATTCAATACCCAGGTTCACCACACCGGGATTATTTGCGCTCTTGTCGGCATCCTGATCCATCAGCTTCGCCCAATCCGCCTCGGAACGCTCCGGAAGATTCACGGAACCGGGAGCGTAATCACCACGGGCCACGGCATCATCGATCGCCTTTTGCTGGATTCCGGTAAACTCTTCGGAAAGCGCCTTGATTTGATCCTCGATAGAGGTTTCCGAAGCCAAGTCCACACGTCCCAGCCAGTTATCCGGAAGACCAGCATCTTTCAACTGCTTACGGACTGTTTCTTTCTTAGCCTCGTTTGCCGAGTTGGTAATGGAATCGCCCACCTTCTTAGCCATATCATCGACGCTCTTCCTCATACTTTCCAGATAAGCTTTCAGTTCCGGGCTAAGATCCTTCAACAGTTCTTCTTCCGTTTTCTTGTTCTTATCCGGATCTTCCACCGGTTTACCATCCTTCAACCCATGCTTGGCTTCATAAGCGGCGACAGCGGCCGTTTCAGCCGTAGTCTTAGCTTCATTCTCCGCTTCTTGGATTGCCGGAAGAATATTATCCTTGAACAGGTCCACGAAAGCCTCCATCCCCTCGGCTTTCTCAATCTTGAACGTCTTTTGAATACGTTCCGCATACTTCTCCGGCACGCCTTTTGTCTTACATGCCGCCTTGATTAAATCTAAAATTGTCATAAGAGTTTTCTGTTTAAAATATAAGGGAGAGAAAGAATATTCCGGGTATAAAAAAAGCCCACCGGACAACCGGCAGGCTTTCATCTCTAAATTATTCCTATAAGAATCTATCTTGTCAAATCATGTGATTGGATCTAAGCCATTGTTTGCCAGAAGGCGTAAGGCAATAGATCAAAAATGCGGCACAAGGTATGCCTATCACGGCGAATCCAATTATAGCTCCCATTACTTATCCTCCTTTTTCTTATTCGTTAATACCAATCCTGCTATTAAGGCTAAAATAGAAGACGTAAAGCCTAGGCCATAAATCAGCCACTTATTATCTTCCATATCCTTGAATAAAGACGCTACCACTACACCTGTAAAGATATATTTCGAGACATCAATCAAATAGTTTCCTAATTTCTCTTTCCACATAACGCAAAAATAGCACAACAAGATGAAAACGCAAAGGTATTTCTATTTTTTCTTGTGGGATTCAGAATTAGTGCTCATCTTTGTAGTGCTCTATAACACTCAGGCGGACAAAACCCGCCGAATATATTTCTTTTCGGTATAATTATGCTTTATCTTGAGATATTCTTAATATAAAGGATATACGGTTTCGTACCCCCGTGATATAGCTTAATGGCTATAACTGCCTGAGTGGTGTAGAGCAACGGGAAAGGCGGAACCGTTCTTATTTTCCGCTAAACAAAACAATGTTTCATTTTATGCTCAAACACTCAAACATTGATTTGTCGGGAAATAATAGTACCCAACAACCAACGGCCCAACCCTCCGAAATGGGCAAGTACTCCACTCCAGAACTGCAAGCCGCTTTCAATTCCGGTCGAGAGATAGGAAGAACCGAAGGAATGCTATACTACATCAAGCACGCTTCCGAAAATATGCAAAAGGAAGCTGAGAAGCTAAGTGCAAAATTACAAATGCAAAGAGCGAAAGTATAGAAGGTGTCATCAACTGCCACAGGAAAAAGTTTTTCTGATTTATATATTATCTCAGAAAGACGTTACGTGGCAGTTACGTCAGTAGGAAATTTAGAGGGCATCGGGTGTATTCTGTAAACTGCCACTTTACTACAGAATCCCCTTTGCCCTCGCTTTTTTTCGGAAATATGAAAAATTCATCATTTAACGCAAAAGAAATTGCGAAAGTAAACAATGTGGCTATCATGGCAAGTAATGATCCAAGACAACTAGTTCCTATCAAACCTATTTGTGATGCTCTTGGCATAGATGCCAAAGCTCAACGTAATAGAATTGATCGTGATGAAATATTAAATTCAACCGGGGTCATCATGACCTCGGTTGCAGCAGATGGAAAAGAACGTGAAATGTATTGTATTCCCCTTCGATATGTCTTTGGTTGGTTATTTTCAATCGACACAAATCGTGTTGATGAAGAAGTAAGACCTTTGGTCATTAAATACAAAATGCAGTGCTACGATGTATTATATGATCATTTCTCCTCTTACGCCTGCTTCGTCAACCAGAAGCAGAAACGACAGGCTGAGGATTGGGCACGTATCCAGATCTTGAAGAAAGAATTCCATGAAGCCAAAAATAAGCTAGCCAAAGCCACAAAACAAATGAATATGACCGTGGACTACTCATTTGAGCAATGGAAGGCTAACGGGAAACAGCTTATTCTTGACTTTGACGATTAAAATTCCTAAATCGTTAGACAATTAGGAGATTATTTATATTTTTGCAAAAAGAGTAGTCTGATAGATTCAGCCGTGGATTGTAGTTCCACGTGTGATGGTCTATCGGGCTACTTCTTTTTTATGCCAGTCAAAACCTTATCACTATCCGATATACTATAAAGGACCGCTTTTCCTGTTATATCTTCTCTTACAATAATCCAACTTTTCTCACCTTTCAAGTCAATTTCAAAGACATGAGAATATTTGATCATAGGATTATCCTTGTGGTATTCGGTATACCCCTTGTAATCCGAACCGGCGAATACCGCTCCTATATTTTTAATCAATTCGTTTTTCTCTTTCTTGAACTTATGAGGCTGATTCAAGAACTCTTTAATAGACTTTCCTGTCATTTTAACTTGTATCGGAAAATCTTTATGAGAGAATGAGCTATTTAACAAAGACTGTTTAGCCCAATTTTGCAGTTCTTTTGCCCTATCTTTTGAATATTGAATTGAAATACTATCTCTTTCTACTTTTCTATCACTAAGCAACCATTCCGCGAACTCCTCATGATCCATCATAATCGGCGTAGATATGCAAATACAAAACGGATGCCATCCTGTAAACTTGAAATCCTTCGGATATTGGCCAGCCTTTGCATCACACACAGGACACAGGCCATGATTCGATGGTGAACGTTCCACCTCTATACCGGTCACGAAGTCCATATTCTGCCAACGCTCGTAGTCGGCAGTACGAAACGCTTTATTTGTTTCCGTCGCAGCCAAGCGAAGAGCATTTTTATAAGACGAGCGATAAACACCCTGCCCCGGATGATAATCTTTCATCGGCTGGGATGGGACCAATTTGCCATTCGCGTCCCTTACACGGCGGAAACGACGGTTGGGTTCGTTTAGTAATTGCCGTATATCTTGGCTGATCAACGCTGCCGGACGACCAGAGGACAAACCCGAAGAAAGATAATGTTCCAGATTATCCATAGCTCCGTCCGTTATATCCCAGACACGGGAGGATATGGTTTTACCAAATTCATCCTTACGTTTCAACAGGGTATTCAGCGCATCTGCACTTCGGGAAAACAACTTTTCCCTTAGCGTAGTGGATATAGCCATATCCTTGATATAAGCTGTTACAAGCTCATCAGCTTTCTTATTCCCCCAATTCCATACATCGGTCGCCGTATTGGATATATTGCTGACTAACTGACTATGCAAATCATCCAACAGCCGTTCGATTTGCTTCTCTATGGTAGCATTACCTATCCACACCCGGTCGCCACCATGATCCGACCATTTAGCCAGAAGAGGTCCTACCCTACGGACAAACTCGTCAAACGAATACTTTATGCTACCTTGTTGCCGGAACAGACATTGCAGGAATTGTCGCTCATGAAATGATAGTTCTTTCATTCTCCATATCCCATTGTTAAGCCGATCATATTATTGCGTTGCGCTGCTGTATTTTCCTCTTCCTCCATCAGCTTCATTTCTTCGTCCAAGTCTTCTGTTAGCGGAGAATGAGCCGTAACCGTGCGCTGAGCGTTAATCGGTTTGCCTCCATTGGCAATAGATAGGGTTTGCAGGGATTCAGCCAAATCTTCCGGCAAAATGGAACCAAATTCCACATCGATCAGGTTGTTCACCAATTGGGGACGGTACTTAATATTGGTAATGTTGCATATCCCAGCCAAAACTACCGACACGCAACGTTGTACGACCGGTCCGAACGTCTCCATGTTCTCGCTCGCCTTGATGGTGGCATCCATCAGCATGAACTTACGGGCGACACCGGACAGATTACCGATACCTTTCAAGTTATCAAAGGAAAGGTCCGGAGTGGAAGTACCGGCAAATTGCTCATTCTTCGTTTCTTCCAATTCTTTGTCCACAGATGGCTGGGAACCGGTCCACGTCAGATAGTCCGCATCGCCATGATACTCTTTGCCGGACATTTCATCGACCCTAATGGGGAAATTAAGGTCTTTCCCAGTTGCTTCCTTAGAAGGTAAATCGGAATCTCCATATGTTTTCAAGATTGGTTCCGCAAAGTAGTCGTTAGTGTCGGCCATACGGGACAAACGCATTTCCCGTGCATCCATGATACCGGCAACCTCGTCCCATTCAGGTTGGAAGATATCGGCATACACAACCGGAATTTTTCCGAATAGATTGGGAACCTCTTTTATTACCCAGCCGCCCATCTCATCGGTAGCTGTTATAATCTTATCGGCTGTCCAGATAGTACAACTATTCCGGAGCATACCGTTAGAATTTATCTGGTAACGATGAATAAAAGCATCCAAATCGTCGTTATCATCAAAATGAGGATAAAACTCAGAAAAGGTATTTGCATTACGAGGAACAGAAAGCGTCTTAACCTTCAACTCCGTAATCAATTTGCCGTCTAATCCTTTGGAGGTATACGGATAGAACACAAGAGCAGCCTTACTTTCAGAAAGTACCTTGCGTGCGAATGATTTCAGTACGGATTGCATCTTCAACCGACGTTCCCATACACGCTTGAACTCCAGAAAACCATCGTTCTGATCCGTTCCTGTAATCGTCATTTGCCCGCCAAACAGGAAAGCGACAGAGGTCCGTACCTCCTTCTTTGGAAAGTTGGTAACGATACGGGCCACATCGACAATCTTGTCTTCCAGCCGTAACGGCTCCCCGTTCTTATCTTTCAATGTCTCCGAATAAACCTTCAGTCGTTTCGGTTCACGCCAGCCGACAGAGGTTTTACGTCGCCGGCGCTCACCGTGGTATTCTCTGTAATATTCTCTTGGTTCCCGGTATTCAATCGTATCGACACATAACGTACTGATTACCTGTCCAAAATCCTCATTCGCAAGAATTTCACTTATATTTGGCATAATTGTTTTATGCTAAAATATAAAAGCAAATAGTTTTTCGCTGTCAATACGACCAGTATAGACAAGTTCACTTTGAAATGTAAAAACCAAGAACACATATCAAAACGCAAGTATGTGGCAGAAAAATATCGGGATTTTATCTAACACGTGTCACAAATATCAGAAAAACACTTTCATTTTGCCAATTATCGTCCTCTTGCTACCCGACGTACAGAGTTAGCCTTGCACAACCCAATAAACTCTACATTCTCGGCAAGTATTGTCATACCATCCGGCGCATCATCATGCTTGTTACCACCCTCTTTCTTATAGCTGGTCAAAGCTTTCATAAACCGGTCATAATCCGAACCTTTCTTATACTCGCCTTCTTCCAAGAAATAACAATGTTTCTTAATCCAACCAGACTTCAACAAGATACGTGTATCCTTATTGGCTGTTGTCGGTTTCGCCTGAATGATACATTTCTCGTTCTTTGACTTCACGGCCTTACGAACATTGAGAGCGAATATACGACCACCATTGTTACTCTCGATACGCATATTGTCGCAACGGGTATCAAGGATCAAGGAAACCAGCTTCGGTTCGGTAATCTCTACATTATCCTTCGTAAACAAAACATCGGTAATGAAATACTTCGTACCGAATACTTTGGCAATAGGCGCACAGAAATCATCGTCTCCCTCATCGGCCACATCGGTAGCTCCAATAACACCGTCCGGTTGCTTGCCCTCAATATCAGCCAATTTAAATCGGTTAAGCTCCGATTTCGGGAACAACAACCCGATTGCTTCGATTGGATCTTGCATATACTCGGCACACCAAATGGAATCGTCCGTTTCCTCACGCAATTCGTGATAATACTCTGTCGTATGTACCTCCTCACAAAAAGAACGGTCGTTCTCATCCAAGGCGGCGATACGAATGATCTCGTCATACTTTCCCATCTCCTCCATACGGCCGAGCACGTCAGTGGCAGACCAGCGGGTACCGATATCGATCGAACAACAGTTCCCCTCTATACGGGAATCGTGCGTTCCCTGCTTCCACGACCAGACCTTTTCATTGTTGGTATCAGACAGCGCATCTTCCAAACTCTTATACAAGTCATCCGTCATGGCGAGCATGGACGCACCGAAACCGATTACCGTACCGCCTACACCAGCCCCGAAGTAACTTACCTGCCGGGCAGTGTCCAAACTCCAACCATGAACGTTCTGCTTATCCCCTCGCAATTGCACATCCGGGAATATCTCTTTAAACCGGGAAGAACGGACGATGTCGCGCGTGTCGTAAGACAGCTTGTTATACAGCGTATCGGAACAACAGTTGCGCATGACCGACTCTTCCGGGAAGTGACCGAGCATCCAAGCGATGAACAACGAGGATATATAGGACTTACCGGCACGTGGCGGCATGGAAACGGCCAACCTGCGAATAACACCATCTTGATAAGAATCATACACACGAGTAAAAGCGTCCGCCACATGTTTCAAAAATAAGCGTCTGGAAAAGAATTTCGGGTCATAATATAAACAATATGACCAAAAATCATTTTTCGCTTTCCGGCGTCTCAGCACATCCGCCGCCTCTGCCATCAACAACAATATCTCTCTTCTGTTTTTCTCCATAGATAAAATCCTCTAATTGCTCATCGGTCATCCCCTCAAACTTACTTACGGGAGTAAGCCCACTAATGTTAGAATCCTGCCTGTTTTTCCAACGATCTGGATTACCATTTGTCAAGGTGAAAATAATAGCAGCGGTATCCGGCTGGATATGCTTCTTGACTATAGTTTTCTCTTTGATCTTAGGTTTCTGTTTCTCTTTTCCATTCTCATCAACCACAGGTTTACCACTATCGACATACGTGATCTTCGACTCTTCCACCTCATAACCTTGAATCTTCTTTAATAAAGACTTCTGGGCCTCGGCAACAAAGAATTGCATCCGTGCGTCTTCCGCTTTTTTTATAGAGTCGGAAAAGTCGGATTTTGTTTTCATCCAAGTATAGTAAGTATCCTTGTTTATACCGACCAAATCACAAATCTCGGCAATAGTATAGCTATCCTCCCGAATAAGAGAACAAATTCGATCCACCAATTTTTGACTATACTTTGCCATTAAATACTACTCTCCTTTTTCTTCCTTACTAAATTTAAACATAGAATCCGCCATATCAAGGCAATTCTCCAATTCATTCACGATAGCTTTCAACTCAATATATTTACGCTTATCCACCGATGAAGAAACACCTTCACTATTTATCTGTCTCTCCAACTCCGCAAGTTGCAAGCGTTTACGTTCTAATCTCTTCGCTAAAACCTCACGATAAATCATACATAATTTTATTTTCATGGCGAATATCCTTTTCTCTAGTTATTCGCCAAATTTATCAATCTTCCTTAAACAAATCATCATTCGAGAAATCAAGTTCGGGAAAATTTTCCTTAATCTTACTCAGATCCCCTTTATAGAATACAAGCACATTTTGATGCTGCTTACCAATCTTTCGGCTATTACTAAACTGCTTTCCGGCTCTCATAGCCAGACTACCTATGTTGTTAACCAGTATCATCTCATTGTAATAATGCAAGCCTGCCTCCTGGAACGCAGCGATCGTATCAGGAACAAAACTCCGATACACACCACTCTTATCGCGAACCTCTCCTACTACAAACACGGCGAATCGATTAGGCTTCAACAGCGAACAACTCTTCCTAATGATTTCTTTATACGCTTGCAGGAATTCAGGATAATCCATCGTCGATAGGTCTGCCGGATCGTCACTATACACTTCTAGGTCCGCATACGGAGGACAACTAAAAACCAAGTCTGCCTCATAACCTTCTGCCAGGGCATCTATCTCTACACTATCTCCACAAAGCCACAGAGGAGCAAATTTATGACCGCCTTTCCCGCCGAACTCCTCCCCTAATACTTCAACTGCGTTTTTACAGTTGGCTTCGACCTGTTCCGGCCTTAGATCAACACCAAAATAAGTCATATCCAACATAGATGCAACAATACCACGAACGGAGCCACCAGCAAATGGGTCCAGGATACAACCATTGGGAATATTAAACCACCGGTAGGCCAGCTCGCACAGTACCGGGTCAAAGATCGAGGTTCCATCCATAAACGGGATACCATGATCCCGGCAATACTTCTGCAATTCGTTCCACGACGGATCGGCACCTGTTTTTTCACGAATTACGTTACGGGCTTCGTATACTCGGGGTGGTTGCGCTGATCGGCTAAATGTAATCTCCTTCTCCCGGCCATCATCACTCTTTATACCAAGATCAAGCCAGGCACGTTTCCGGTCTTGCCAGTTTCCAAGTTTAGAGTCAAGTACTGAGAAAGGAGGAATAATGAAACGTTCTTTCAAGCTGCCGACACGCTCCTTGTCCGGCATCACATCGTCGATGGAGATATCATCAATATTCAGATCATCGATTTTAAATTCCCAAGCATCCAACTCGTCTGCACCGAAATCTTCAACGATCGCGTCAAAGTCAAATACAGACGTATCAGAGGTATAATTGTCAGCTAGGGCAAGCGCCTTACGCCGAGAATCCTCAGTTGAGAGATCTGTACGCTTGATAGCAATCAATTCCGTACCATCAGACTCCACAATTCGAACCGGTAAGCCTAATTCCAGCGCTTGCTCGTACACTCCGTTCCCTGCAATGATGCAATCATCCTTATCGAAAAGGATAGAACGCCCCGCTCCACAATCCTCCAAACTTTTACGAATCAATCTCTTGTTCTTATCTGTGTGGATGCGATAATTCCGAGGGTCATACTTCAATTCTGTCATAACTTTTATTCTAAAATATAACAGGGGTAATCAATTAACACAAATACAGTTGCAATTCCCGGATAGCCTGTTCCACGCTCCGAACAATCACATACTTACTACCTGCCATTTCAACTTGGCGTTGGTATTCTTTTTGCTCTGCCGACTGTTTACCCGTAGATGTCTTGAACTCTAGACAAAGAGAAGCATATCCCTTTTTCGGTATCTGAAGGATTACATCGGCCACTCCACGTTTAACGCCTTGGCGCTTCATATTAGCCGCTTCTATTTTATGCCGGCTGCCACCGTTCGGGACTGCAAAAAGAAGTCGATCCGGCAAATTAGGAAAGAATAAAGGAACCTTATTGAAAAACTCCGACTGAATCCGAGCTTCTTCGTTATCATGGTGTTGCTTTTGTTTTGGAGGGTTCTTTTTATCAGAGTAACAGTTATAGCAGATATGTCCTTCTTCTGTTTTGATCACAGAAACTGTTTCCCGGCCACAGGCTATACATTTTTGCGTTTTCATATCTTAGTTTCATATAAGATATAAAGAACAGAAAGAAAGCCCTCAGGATTACCAAGGACTTTCTTAACTCACTTCTTTCGTGATTTGAGCTATTCCGACTGGTCATTCGGTTTTTCCGAACAACTGATTTTTATTTCGTCGTTGATTCGGAACATACTATCACTGATAAAATCGTATATCTTATACATTAGTTCCGGTTCTTGCGGAACTGGTTGATAAACATATACCCTCTTTCCTGCACCTTTCATCCATCCTGCCTCTGTATTAGCAGATCGACCACAAGGGAGAACCATTACACATACGTCGGCCCATTTCATACCATTAAAGTCTGATTCAAACCCTTCAATGGCAATATGATGCTTTAATGCGTGTTTATACATTTGGATATCCCATTTTTCCCAGTTCTTATCTATGTCAGACCACGAAAAGCCACCACGCCCATGAGGAGGATTTTTGAAGTCATAAACCTCATGTCCTACATCCCGGAGAAACTTCACAACGTCCTGTTGAAATGAGTTTCTCCAACTACTTGCTACATATATTTTTGCCATATTATTTTTATTTGTTTCTTTGTAAAAAAAATCATATGAAAACACTACTTATCATTTTAGGGATTATTTTAGGTTTAATAGGTACTTTATTATCCATTTTCATACCAATGAAAAAATATAAAGAAGATCCTGCTGTAGTTCGAGACTACCTTCTATACCATGCATGTTCTGAACTTTCAAAAGAAAACAGTATTTCTGTTGAACAGAAGCGTAACTTTGAACATTATGAAAAGAATGTTTGGCCGCATAATAAAAAAATTAAACGCTGGTTCATCTTCGGAATACTATTAATCGTTTTAGCCACTATAATAAGTTTGTGTGTTATTTTTTTATAAGAGTTTATTTATAAAGCCCTTAATATACGGGCAATTACGGTCGCAATCAGACTTGTGTTTACACATCTGGTCATTGTCTTTTGAGAGGTTTGGACAACTTTTCCAGTGCGCCTCAATAGCTTTTCGACGCTCATAGGTAACACCTTCGTTAAAGCCATTGGCAGCGCATTCCAGCAAAGCTGATCGGGGCCAAGTTTTTATCAAATCTTCCTTAATACGATCAACTACTTTATTTGAAGCCAGAAGCCTCGCTTGACCAATTGTTTCTATGATTCGTTATTTTTTAAAATTGAATTTTCTGTTGTAGAACTTCGTCTGCATAAAACTGATCGAAACTCTTGTCGCTTATCCACCAATTGAAGCCAAATTCCGCATCGGTAAAATTGTGATTGATATATCCGGCATCAATGAGTTTTTGAATTGTTTGTACCCATTTCCTACGAACATGAGGAAACCGCTTTATATCTTTCAGCTTTTGTTTTCGGTTTGCCATCGGGCAAAGAATACAACCTATTCGCTTATATCCTTCATCGTACAAAGAACAGTGTTCTATTCCATTTCCATTCAGAAAGCCCCACACATCTCTGTCTGTCCAATGGATAATCGGAGAAACAAGAATCTTGTCCTTACCTTTAACACAAGTAACCATCTTTTCTTTATGCTCAGAAAATTGGTCGAAGTTCCCGCTGAATTTACGGCCGCTAATCTCAATTTCTTCACGTTTGGAACGCTGCACACTTTCAGTTTTACGAATGCCGATCAAGGTAACTTTCCCTGCACCGGACATTTCTTTAAATTCAGCGCAACACCAGCGAAACGTCCTTGTTGGAATAAAGTGCTTCTTTAGAGCCATATCATAAACCGACATCGTTGGCTTTATCAGCTCTACATCCGGATAGTTCTGTTTCACAAACCGAATGACTTCCGGAGGGTCAACAGATGTAAGATTCATGTGAGCCTTAAACTTTACACCAGCCATCTTTGCGATGTGATAAAGTGCTTGACTATCTTTTCCACCGGAAAAGGCCAAATAAAAGCCATTCTCCGGATCATAATCAAGCGCCATCTTCTCGCACTTACGCAGCAGTGCAATGGAGTAGTTTATTTTGTCCTGTAACATTGTCTGTTTATTTGTTATGAATCAGATAAATATTTTATCAAACTCTCTTTGTCTTTAAAAAGTCTTTTATCCCATGTGGGATAATTGTTTCTGGGCACACTAAGTCCATCTGACAGCTTATAAACCATAAGGAAACTATCATCAGCATAGGATATTTCGATGATTATTTTGCTTATAGTTGTATGGATAATATTATCCCCGCTCAGATAGCATACGCTATCTCCTACGTTAAATTCAGTATCTATATTCATATTTTTTAGTCATCGTCTTTTCTATGCTTATAAGCATAATAAATAGCACAGCACATATTTATAAGAGCATTGATAAGCAATAGATTTTGTACCCAAATATCGAAACTGGCTATGTGACTAATCAGGTAGGCTATGAATGATAGCCAAAAGACAATTTCTTCATATTGATAACTTTTCATATTTACTTCTATTTAGTTTGAAATATTTCTTTTTCAATAATTTGTTTGGCATTGAAGCCAAACAAACCTTTCTTTAATCGTCGTATATCCTGCATCGACATCTCATTCAGATAGAAATAAAATGCCTCGTAGGGATCAGAAAAGTTTCGTGCGATCGCGTTGTTCGGTTGATTGTTGCACCTTATTCATTAACTCTTTGCTGAAAAAGTAAAAGAGCAAAGACCGGAATTACCTATTGTGGCTGTTTGTAATCCCAATCAATGCCCTTTATTAATATCTTCCTCTGGAGAACAGCCACGAGCTCCGGATTAGAACGTTCTGAAATAATATATAAGTCGGAAAATATTTTCCCCTTATATTTCTCCCTTCATCATTAAAGCTATTTTCTCAAGCTTGTAGGCAAATTGATCTATGTCGCCCATTAGATGTCCGGACAATAAAAAGCTGTGGCAGGCACGTAACGTGAGGATAAACCAAATGCGTTCTATTGGTTCATACTCACCAAGGAAATCACGTTTGAAGCGAGGTTTGCGATATTTCAAAAGTTCTTTGTAACAGGTATCCGGCAACTCTTTCTTGTTTTTCTTGAACCCGTTTGGATAATACTTCGTCAGGAATAACATAACCTTGTGTCTAAGATCGTCACGATAACAGGTCATATTATCCAACGAATTTTGCCGAGTCTTCAAACAATAGTTGTAAGCGATAGACATAAAATCGAGCAAAGTGGTGCTTTGATAAGGCAAATAGGTTTGCACGTCTTTGGCAAAGCTCTGCATTTGGAAGAATTGCTTCTCACTAAGAGGATCTGGATTGTAATTGGGGACCAGTATTCTTACATATTGTTCTCTCATGACCGGCCTCCTTTCTGTTCCTGAAGTTTCCGATTGAGTTTTTGGTTCTCAGCAAAGAGCTGATTCATGATGTGGCGTTGGTAGGAGAGCATACCTTCAGTTCTTCCGAGGGCACGGCCGGCATCAAATGCGGCTTGCAGTTCTGGAGTGGAGTACTTACCCATTTCGGAGGGTTGGGCCGTTGGTTGTTGGGTACTATTATTCCCCGACAAACAAATGCTTGGTTGTTTGGACATAACTAACATTGTTTGTTATAAGAGGATAGACAAAAAAACGGTTTCGCCTGTCCCTTTGTCCTACACCAACCAAGGCAGTTACGACCATTAAGCCGTATCAAGGGGGTACGAAACCGTTATACTATAATACGTTTATGTATGGGCACAAAAAATGCCGACATAAAATATGTTCGGCGGACGCTTCCACCTTGGTTGATATGTTAGGACAGCGCAAAGATGGGGCTTTTTTGTTAAACAGCAAAAGGAATTGCATTTTTTTTGCCATCAACATTAAAATATCTACTTTTGCTCAATATTAAACACATAAAAAACAAACCATGAAAAGAATTTTATCAGTACTAATATGCTTATTATGTACATTTTACGCAGAATCACAAACTATAGACGGATTGGGTGTAATTAGGCTGGGGATGACAATTAGTGACTTTCAACAATCATTTCCTGATGCAAAAAATGAAAAAGATTTCAATGATAATCTGACAAAAACTTTTGTCCTTAATGAATATATACCCGCAAAAGGTTACTCTTTGACAGAGTTATATCTTAGTTTTTATAATGATTCTCTTTATGCCATGTATACGATTATGCCTACAAATATCAAAGAGGCATTAACTATCAAATACGGAGAACCCCAAATAACACATGAAAGAACTCCAAAAGAATATGTCAATGGACTAGGTAATACAATTATTAAAGAAGACCAGTCTTTTAATCTAAAATGGGACACTGGAAATCCTGACATAATATGTTATTACAATGACCAAGTAAAACATGATTCGCGAGGGAAAGCAAACCGATATATTTCTTTCGGAATAGAAAATCAAAAGATATTTCAAACCATCAAATCTCTATTGGAACAGAAAAAACAAAAGCAGGATGATATACAAAAACAAGAGAAGTTAAAAACTCTAGAAGGATTATAAAGAACAGATAACTAAAAGAATAAAAAACATGAACTGGATAGATACGGGTCTAATCATTGCCATATGCACATGTGCTTCTGGGCTAACGCAATTTTTATTTTGGAAACATATTGCCAAAACAAAATCGTATGAATCAGAAATTGGAAAACTAAACGCACAAATTGAAAAAATAGCACAAGTTACTGATACTATTAAATCTGTAGAAAACAAATTTATCAATAAAACAGAGCAACTTAAAGCGAATTTAGCATTGTCGACAAACCTTCATGTAAATCTAGAATTAGAAAAGAAAGATATTATCATTGACTTTAACATATCACTAAATAAATGGATAAACTCATCCATCTATTTCGCTCAAATTGATTTATCAAATAATGATTCTATAGCTGATAGTATCAAAGAGTTGGATAAACAATATCATGAATTACTAAGTAAAGAAATTGTCTTCAAAATATATATTGAAGACAATGCATTACATGTTGAATCGAATGAAATAATAAAAAAAGGGTTGGATATTGCACAACAAAGAAATGATTTGCTATTCAAAATTATGAATATCAATGATAAAATTCAAAAAAACAATAATAAAATAGAGTTACAATCTTTTCATGAAGAAAGAAAGAATTGCCTAAATGATTATTTAAGTAACAAACAAAAAGAAATAAGTAACTTAAATACATATATATATGAATTTGCAGTTATAAGTCGAAATTATATCTATAATTTTTTAGGACATGAACCATGATGTTTTCAAGACGTCCTTATTATAGAGCTTAAAACTAAACCTTTACGGAAAAACAAATCCCCTTAAAGAACTTAAAACCAATTCTTTACTACATGATCGAATAGGAGTAATTCTATTCATGTTATTTTGATATACCCATCCTAATTTCTCATTATAATGTTTATAAGATTTTCTTTCTACTTTCTGTATGTAGATTCCAATATCAAGTGTTTCGGAGATACCTCTACACACATAGGATATTGCCAATGGATGCTGAAAAGTGTTTATATCAAAATCTCTATGTTTAATATAAATTAAAAGATTGAAGGTATCCCCATTAAACACACTATTATTTTGACATGTCATATGTACTTCTTGTGGTGCAGGCAAGAATTTCTTACATAAAGAATAATTATCAATCTCAACTGCTGCTATAAACTCAACATCTTTAATCTCTTTCAAGGGACAACGTCTTTCACCCACACCTTCCGGGTTATCATATAAATATTTTTTAATTGGAAATTCAGGTAGTTTACATAAAAAGGAGCCATCTGGGTGATAAGAATATTCCATATAAGTCCATTGAATACAGTTATACATATCGATACACCCATCTTTCCTTTTTTTCTCTGAGGTATCAATTAAGATACCACTTTGTTTAGGTGTAAAAACAAATTTGAAGTCTGGCTTTTCATGAGTTCCAATATTAGTTATTCGGAATAAAAATCTGTTAGTTTCTTTATCCCGGAAAGCAAAAACCATAGTTGACAATCTATCCTTCAGAGTCGCTATCATAAAATGCTTATTTTTAAATATCTACAAAGATAGTTTATTTATTGCACAACCTATCCACGTAACTATTAGAAAAACAAAAATCCATCAAACTTCTTTTATTTCAAAATTACTTCTGAAACAATAGAGGTGAAACTTCCGTTATCTTCTCTACGTACTTACACACGAAATAACTTAAAGTGACACCTCTTTGAGAGCAAATCCAATTCCCTATCGAATTCTCTGAATTCAATCGTCAAAATCGAGAATAAGCTGTTTCCCGTTGGCCTTCCATTACTCAAATGAGTAATCTACTGTCATATTCATTTGCTTCGTTGCCTTGGCCAGCTTGTTCTTCGCTTCATGAAATTCCCTTTTCAGAATTTGGATACGTACCCAGTCTTCCGCTTGCCGTTTTTGTTTTTGGTTGACGAAACTGGCGTAGGAAGCGAAGTATTCGTATAGGACATGATAACATTGCATCCGATACGTTCGGACAGCCTCTTGCGCTTCCGGTTTTACATTTTTTGGATTGATGGTAAATAACCAACCAAATATGAATTCCATAGGTAAGCATACCATTTCTCTTATTTTTCCATCTGCTGCAACTGTTGGCGTCAGGCCAATAGTTGGACCGAGATCTTCATCATCTTTCAGTTTTTGGAATTGTCTTGCATAATCAATCCCCAATGCCTCACAAATTGGTTTGATGGGAACCAACTTCTTAGGATCATTACCGGCCATGATAGCCACATTGTTTACTTTTGCGATTTCTCTCGTGTTTAATGCTAAATTTGTCATAATTGTAACTTTTAATGATTTTTTATTCAAGGATTATATTCATTCTTCATTTTGTACTTCCTCCACAAACGCTTTCACCAATTTTAAATGCGCCGGACAGGGTACAGCCTTCCTCTCCCATTCCGCCCATTGCTCCTCCCGTTTCTTACGCTGTATCTCACGGTCGTATATTTCCAGTTGCTGCCGGCGGTAGGCCTTGAATTCAATCAGGGCTGCCATAATCACCATCGGATCGACAACACCATAGAACGTGCCATATTCCCCGGATTTGAACTTGAAGAAAAACAACAGCAATTCAGAAGCCTTGAAATAATAATATTCAACCCGTATCATCACAGCAAGCTCCAAAACTTGCTGGAACGAAGGCTTCTCCTTAACCCCTGCGAATTTGTATAAATCCATCAAATGGGCAATAATCCAAGTGTTTACCTGCTCATTTGGATAAGTTTGCGACAGCAATGCCAGTGATGGAGCATCGCCCAAAAAGGACCGTTCTATGTTTTGGGCACATATCGTCTGTAAAGACGGGTTGAATGTCTTCGCAAAGCTTTCCCCATCCCCGTATCTACGAATCACCGAATACGTCTTTTCTGAAGGCACTACGGGCATATTCCATGATTTCTCTATCGGTCTGTTGTTCACGGGCTTTCGCTCCGTCTGTATGTTTAGTATTTCCATGTTCTTGTTTCTTTGCCATTATCTGTGAGACAATTTCATTAAACTTCGAATTAATATTCGTCACACTGAAGTTTTCCAATATCCATCCATCAGTGATTGAATCCAATAAGTACTTCAAAGCATTCAACACGCCTTGGTCGTCAATAGGCAAATTCTTCTTCTCCCGTTGAAATTTCAACTTCTTGAGCAAAGAAGACATATTTCCTGCATCTTTCGCACTCCAGTAATAGCTGGATGAGAAAAGAACCTGATAGCGTTCCTCGAAAAGTTTCCTTGCTTCTGAGTTCAACGGATTAGGACGCTTTTTCGGTTTGGATGGTGGATTGTCCGATTGTGCACCCAGTTCCGCCTCCCGTTTCTTCAACTCTTCTTCCAAAACACGCAAGGCCTCCTCCTTTTCCAAAAGCTCTTTTTCTTTTGCTTTGTCAACCCCCTTGGGGGGTGTGGGGGGTATATTAATATTCTTAGTCTTTATCTTAGTCTTATTAATATATGGTTGCGGTTTAGGTTCATGATTAGGTATAAGGTTAGGTTCATGTTTAGGTTGTAGTTTAGGTATCAAATTTTGACACCTAACGATATACCTCGTTTTATCCCGCTGTCCATTTCCTCCCGATTTAAATTCTATCAGACCTGCTTGAACTAATCTATTACGGGCTGTTTTCATCGAATTGACTGACACTCCCACGTCAGACGACACCTTTGCATCGCTACGCGTCCAGCTATCCACCCAGCCTAAACGATTCGCTGTTTTCAACAAATAAAAATAAAGCCTCGTTTCACAGCAGGTAAATTGCCAGTCTTCATCCAATTCCCAAAAATTATTTATAAGTTCAATGTAAGTCATCCTTGTAAATTTACGCTATCAATTTCTGACGAATCAGGTTCATATTCTTCTTCACCAGCTTTACTATCTGGTCGTGATACTCGCTTACGCCATTGCAGACGGATCGGGACTGGACGATATCCAGTGTCTTCAAGTTTACCTCTATCGTCTCGATACGCTTTCCATCGGTATCTTTGGCAGACAGGATCAAACAATCCGACCGTTTATAATACCCATTACTATACACACAATGGTGCATCGCCTTTCCTTCCTGATAAAACTGGGTTATACTCTCCAACGGGCAAATGACTATGTTGCCATCCGTGATTTTCATCCCAAAGAACTTTTTCATCCGTTCGTAGAAGCCGGCTATATCCTTCATGAGCTTTTCACGCCTACGGATAGCTGCTATACGGTTCCTTTCCTGTCTCAACTTGGCTTCTATTGCCGTTTTCTTTTTCAAGAGCCTATCATGTGCAACTTTCAGGTTCTTGGGACAGACATAATGCGCGTTACGCAAGTCCTTGCCGAAATAAGATAGTAAAGACATATAATCTTCCCACATAGAAGCGTCCTTAATGATGTAATGGTTGCGGTTGCAGATGTTGAACGACGGTTTATAGCGAAGTTGACAGAAGCCGTTTTTATACATGTGCTTCAACATGGATATTTGCCCGGTCTTGAGACACAGTTCCACATCATTTCCGCCTTTCAACAAGTCACGTATCAATTTTGACGGGGTTACATCCGGGAACCATCGATTCAGTCCCCGTTTTTTCAATTCCGGCAGCAGCTCTTTCCTTGGATAAAGCTCTCCATATATCGCATACAAATCACCGTAATAGTTATATGGATTACTTCCATATTCTCCTTTGATGCTGAGAGGTGAACTATACGCAAATCCGTTACCTCCCATATTAATCGGTCGGGCTATGATCGTACGTTTTCCGTCTTCACGAATCCACTCTTGAACCACTTCTGTAAAATCATAATACACCGGAGAAGTTTCCTTCCGAACATTTTTCCAGCATAGTATATGCCGGATCACCTGGAACCCGCCTTTCACTTGCAGGATGGACATATACGCCTCTTCACGGATCTTCTGCTTCCGGCTAACCTTTACGTCCAATTGATGATGGCAATAAGGGCATTCGATTTTGTCACCCAATTTATCTTTACTCGTATTGACCCACATCTTACCACATTCGGAACACCATAGCTCATCCTTACATTTGTAGGCAAAATGGTCAAACAGATGCTCTTTGGCCCAGTCTTCCTGTTCCTTCGTGATGGCAGGCAGCTTTCCACTTAACTCCGTCACCCGTTTTTCCAATTTCGTTCTCGGCTTCATATTAAAACAGACTCATTTGTTGGACATTTGCATCTGCTTTTTTCTTTGCAGGCTTCTTTTTGAGCAATCGGTATTGCTCTTCGGCCAACCGTTTGATAGCCGCTTCACGGGCCGCATTCTTGTCCTCCTCCGTCAACTCTACCTTTTGATTGGAAGAAATAGAGCAACCGGCAGAAGCTTTTTCTATCTTGATATTCTCTTCGTCATAATAATGTACGGCCATCCCAAAGACTTCTGCATCACTCATTACGACAGAAGTTCCCCGTTTACGGGCTTCTCCTAAAATGTAACGACAGCATTCATCTATATTCTTTTTAGGATTTTCAAACTTGGGAGCAAACAAGGGATCTTCTGCAACTCGTTGCTCCAAATATTTCTGTATTGTATCTTTGAACTCTTTCATAACTTACTGGATTGTCATAGGCATTAATAAATAGGTAAGTTCTTCGCCCTCGGCTTGCTTCTCTGGGGCAATGAGAATAGCGGTACTGGGAGTGCCGAAAGAAAGTATCGAACGATCACCGTCAATACAAGAAATCATATCTTGTATCAAAGTCGCTTTCACACCGATAATAAACTCCCTTTCTCCAAATTCTACCGGAATGGTTTCTTCCGCAGAAGTGGAATAATCCAAGTCCTGGGCCGATACAACAAGCTTATCATAACGGGCACTCAACTTTATAAGGCATGATACTTTACTTGAAAATACAGAAGTGCGCTTTATGGCTCCCAATAGTAATTTGGTATCCGTTTTCAGTTCAAGATTGTTGGATTTCGGAACAACAGCCCGCCAATTGGGATAACGACCTTCCACATTACGAAAAGAAATTTCGTAATCCTCGAAAGAGATTTCCGACCAATCGCTTCCTACTTTAATTGTTAGTTCTTCTTCAGATAACGGAATCAACCCTTTCAAAACAGATGCGATCTGTCGGCTGATGATTACCGAACAGGTCTCTGTGCAACATTGTTTTTTTCTCTTAAACAAACCAAGCCCATGTCCATTAGAAGAAACAAAGATGATTTCTCCCGGAGCCGTTTCAATAGATACGGAGTTCATAATAGGGCGCAGTTCGTCTGCAGCTGCAAAATTGATCACTTTGGAGATACCGTTATTGAATTCTTCCGCCGTAGTCCGGATTTCGTCAAGAATCTCTGTCTTTTTCTTTTGCGGGAAAGGCTTCGAATCATATCCGACGACCTCGAATTTACCTCCATAATATTTAATAAGAATCGATTTATTGTCCGGATTGATATAAATATCAAGAGGCTGCTCCGGCAATGTTTTCAGCCCATCAAGAATGGAGGCAGGAACACAGATTGAAAGATCTTCCTCTGCCATACATTCCAAACTGGCCGTAATCCTGCCTTCGTCATTGGCAGTCGTAATAAACAACCGTCCATCTTTTATTTCGAACAGGTAGTTGCATACTATCGGAGTCGTAGATTTCGACGGAATTATTCGAGAAAGTTGCTGCAATTTCGCAAGCAACATATTTTTTGAAACAGATATTGTCATTGTGCCTAATTTTATGGAAGGCACCAGGTAAGTGGTTATTTATCGGATATTTACAAGAAAGTTTAAGACAATATATATAAACAAAAAAAGTTGGACCTCAAACTTTCGTTCAAAATCCAACTCGCTATTTCAACCGCAAATATAGAGGCTTTTTCTTAATCTACAAATTATTTCCGCCTTTTTTTATTTTTTCTTCAAAGACATACCTCAGTATCTTAATATTTAAACGATCAATGATACTAAAGTCTGTTTTTACATAACCAGCCGTAACCCGGAGCGGAGACGCATGATTTAGACATAACCCAACAACATCTAACCCAGCTTCAAAAACAACCTGAGCTATTGTAGCCCAAGAATGCCGGAATGAATATGTAGAAACAGGAGGTAAACCACCCAATCTCACAATATCCTTTATTCCTCTATTCACGCAATCATTAAAAGTTTTATCCGAAGCATATATTTCATTGAAATTAAACAGCCAGTCCCCTCTTCCTTGATATTTAAGAAACAAAGGTTTTACTAAATCCGGAACCTCTATCTCAATATAGGCCTCATCAGCTCTCCGCCCCTTTGTCTTCATTCTATTATAGCAGAGTTTTCCATCCTTATAACAATCTTTGCCCAAATTGTAAAGATCCACTGTATTTATTCCGACCAAGCAAAACACCAACAATGATACATCTTTGGCTATATATGCTCTTGGTGGCATACCTCGCTTACTTGGTTTCAAAGAGGTAATATCAACATCAAAAAAACGCCTGAGAACATCTACCGGCAGCGCCTTCTTGTCTGCAATATTCTTAGGAGGTATCTTTACCACACGAAACGGATCATGCCTGATGCGCATCTCACCGGTATCGTAGTCATTATATTTATCACATCCGGCCCTAAACATGGTTTTCACGCAATTCGGATAGGCATTCTTTTTCTGTCTGCTGTTTTTCATAGAAGAAATCCAATCCTTCAGAAAAAAGGACGTTATATCGGAAAAAGATATATTTCGGTTACCTAAGTAACTCTCCATGCTCTTAAGAGCTAACAGATAGTTTTTCGCACTTCTTCCCCGGCCTTCATTCTCCATTTTCAAGATAAACTCTCGGCCAAAGTCAGAAAACGAAATAGAGTCCCGGTCATTCTTAAGAAAATTCATAACCCTCTCCAAATTCCATCCTTCCGTATTGATACGATTCAAACGATCCAAATAAGTTTCTATTTGGACATACACATCTTTAATGATATAAGGGTCTGTTATATCACCATTCCGGACAAACTTAGCTTTGCATACCTTATTTGTCTTGATATATCCTACTTGACGAAGGTGAGTTACCCTGATATAAATAGGATATGTATTATCTTTTCTTTTCCCTCTGACACAAACTTTGAAATAAGCCATCACTGTAAACTATTTGTAAACGGAGCCTTTTATTCTGGCAAGACTTCCATGTTAAACCAGCAATGTAAGGAGGTAAAAACTGGTCAAATAGTCCTAAGTCATTATATCTCAAACAGCCACAATAACCTTTTTAATAATCAGTTATGGGAGATTAGCATTACAAAGAATATGCTTCAGTTAACAATACTGTCTGACATAATCCACTGTTTAATTGAAAAATGAGAATTGAGAATTGAAAATGAGAAGATCCTGCTCATTTCAATTGACAACCCAAGCGCGAAGGTAGATATTTTCATTGGTTTTAGGAAGATTATTGTAACATTTTCCGTAATTTTGCGCATATATAATTATCAATTTTCAATTCATCCGTTGGAGGTACAAGATTTACTAAAACAATATGCCGCCCATCCGCAAGTGGCGGCATTAAATACCCTGTTAAAAAACAAAACGTCCCGCAATATATTTCTGAAAGGACTGAACGGTTCAGGGGCCGCAATGACAATAGCTTCTCTTTTTTCAAAAAGAAGAGGAAGTTATGTGTGTGTGTTGAATGACCTAGAGGATGCCGGCTACTTTTATCACGATCTGGTGCAACTCACAGGAGGTGACGGAATCTATTTCTTTCCTTCTGCTTACCGACGTGCTATCAAGTACGGACATGTGGATCCAGCCAACGAAATCCTGCGGACAGAAGTTCTCAGCACGCTGCAGGATCCGACTGCTCCCTTCATCATTGTCACCTATCCGGAAGCATTGGCGGAGAAAGTAATTTCACGGGAGGTCTTGAAAGAAAACACGCTGAAGATCAGTGTCGGCGAAAGGTTGGACAATATGTTTGTTTCTGACGTACTGGACGAATACGGCTTCGAGCAGGTAGATTATGTTTATGAACCAGGGCAGTATGCAATGCGCGGCAGTATCTTAGATGTGTTCTCGTTCTCGTATGAATTTCCCTATCGTATCGACTTCTTTGGAAACGAGGTAGAGACGATCCGTTCGTTCGATGTGGAAACACAGCTATCCAAAGAAAAACTGGACAGCATCTATATCGTGCCCGAAATGACAAAAGGAAACCGGACCAACTCATCCTTACTAGATTCATTGCCATCCGAGACACTGCTCGCTAGCAAAGACATGGCATGGGTAAAAGAACGTATCGGCAGTATCTGGAATGAAGAACCAATCATCGGGGACGAAGAATCGTTTGCCAACATCGAGCAACTGCGGGCCAAATTAATTACCGGAGAGGATTTTCTACATGCGGCACTTGGTTTCTGCCGGCTCCATTTTGGTACGCGGCCTATGGAAGTAGCCGATGCCACCCTGACTTTCTCAATGGAAGCACAACCGATTTATCATAAAAATTTCGATTTGGTAAGCGAGTCTTTCCATAAATATTTAGAAGACGGCTATACATTATATATACTGAGCGATGTAGAAAAGCAAGCAACCCGTATCAGGGCCATTTTTGAGGATCGGGGAGACGACATACCTTTTACCTCCGTCAACAAGACCATTCATGAAGGTTTTGCCGATGAGACCTTGCGTGTCTGCCTTTTCACGGATCACCAGTTGTTCGACCGCTTTCATAAATTCAACTTGAAAAGCGATAAAGCAAGAAGTGGAAAACTCTCTCTGTCGTTGAAGGAGTTGAACCAATTCACGACCGGCGATTATATCGTACATATCGATCATGGTGTCGGACAATTCGGCGGGCTAGTCCGTACGGAAGTAAACGGAAAAATGCAGGAAGCCATCAGGCTGATCTACCAGAACAACGACATTATATTCGTCAGCATTCACTCTCTCCATAAGCTATCCAAGTATAAAGGCAAGGACAGTGGGGAACCGCCCAAGCTGAGTAAACTCGGAACAGGGGCCTGGGAGAAGATGAAAGAACGCACCAAGTCAAAAGTAAAAGATATCGCCCGCGATTTGATTCTCCTCTACTCCAAACGAAAACAGGAAAAAGGTTTCGCTTACAGCCCAGACAGTTTCATGCAGCACGAACTGGAAGCCAGCTTTATCTACGAAGATACCCCTGACCAAATGAAAGCAACAGCCGATGTCAAAGCCGATATGGAGAACGACCGTCCGATGGACCGACTGATTTGCGGAGATGTAGGCTTCGGGAAAACGGAGGTAGCCATTCGTGCCGCTTTCAAAGCCGTTTCGGACAACAAGCAAGTTGCCGTGCTGGTCCCGACTACAGTATTAGCATTCCAGCACTATCAAACATTTTCCGAACGGTTGAAAGATTTTCCCTGCCGAATCGAATATATCAGCCGGGCACGTACGGCGAAAGAGATAAGGGAAACTTTGAAAGACTTGAAAGAAGGAAATATCAACATTATCATCGGCACCCATCGAATCGTCGGAAAAGATGTCACATTCAAAGATCTCGGTCTGCTGATTATCGACGAGGAACAGAAATTCGGCGTATCCGTCAAAGAGAAGCTACGCCAGCTGAAAGCCAACGTCGACACGCTCACCATGACCGCCACTCCGATTCCTCGTACCCTGCAATTCTCGTTGATGGGAGCCCGTGACTTGTCGAGCATCACGACTCCCCCACCCAACCGCTATCCGGTTCAAACAGAGGTAGAACGTTTTAACCCGGACATCATCCGAGAAGCCATCAATTTCGAGATGAGCCGTAACGGACAGGTTTTTTTCATCAACAATCGCATCCAAAATATTTATGAAATGGAAGCGCTTGTCAAACGTGAAGTGCCGGATGCCCGTATCGCTGTCGGTCACGGGCAGATGGAACCGGAGAAGCTGGAAAAGATCATTCTGGATTTCGTCAATTACGAATACGATGTACTGATCGCCACGAGCATTGTGGAGAGTGGCATCGACGTACCGAATGCAAATACGATCATCATCAATAATGCACAACAGTTCGGATTGTCCGATCTGCATCAACTACGCGGTCGTGTCGGGCGAAGTAACCGGAAAGCCTTCTGTTATCTCCTCTCTCCACCCTTGTCAAGTCTTACGCAGGAAGCACGCCGCCGTCTGCAGGCGATCGAGAATTTTTCAGAGTTGGGAAGCGGCATCCATATCGCCATGCAGGACCTTGACATCCGGGGTGCCGGTAATATGTTAGGTGCCGAACAAAGCGGTTTCATCGCCGACTTGGGCTACGAAACGTACCAGAAAATCCTGGAAGAAGCCGTTGACGAACTGAAAGCGGAAGAATTTGCCGACCTGTATTCCAACGCTACCGAAAATCGCCCCGACACCGGTAGCGAATATGTCCGTGAAACCTATATCGAAAGCGATTTGGAACTGATGTTCCCTCCGACCTACATCCCGAATGACTCCGAACGTGTCTCCCTCTATCGTGAACTGGACAAGATGGAGGAAGAGCGTGATATACTTGCTTTTACCGAGCGTCTGAAAGACCGTTTCGGAAAAGTGCCGAAAGAAGGGAAAGAACTGATCCGTGTCGTTCGCCTTCGCCGTATGGCAAAGACGTTAGGTATGGAAAAAGTAATTCTGAAAAAAGGACAGATGAGCATTTTTCTCGTCACTAATCCCGAAAGTCCTTACTACGAAAGCGAGGCCTTCGACAAGCTGCTCGGCTTCATCCAAAAGCATCCACGCGAATGCACGCTTCGCGAACAGAACGGAAAACGCAGTATCGTGATCAAGAATGTACCAACGGTAGAGGTGGCTTGTAATTACCTGGATGAAATCGGGAAAGTACAAATACAAAAATAAATAATATGAAGAAGACAATTATAGACCTTTTCGAAAATTCGGTAAAACAATATCCCGACAATCCCTTCCTGTGGGAAAAAACCAGGGATGCCTTCGAACCGACCACTTATAAAGAAGTTCAGCAACAAGTCTACGCTGCCGGTGCCGGACTGATAGCTCTCGGAGTGAAGAAGGGCGACAATATGGCGCTCCTTTCGGAAGGCCGTAATGCTTGGATCATCGGCGAACTGGCCATGTTCTATGCCGGCGCGACCAACGTCCCGCTTTCCATCAAGCTCGAAGAAGCGAACGACCTGCTGTTCCGTCTTGTGCATGCCGATGTGAAATATATCCTGGTTTCCGGCAACCAACTCAAAAAGATACGGGCTATCATGGATAAATTGCCTTTAGTCGAAAAAATAATTGTGATAGACGAACTGCCGGAATATAAAGAAAAAGAAATATCCTGGTCCGAAGTATTCCGGATGGGGAAAGAATATCTGGCATCTCATTCTCTGGAAGACTTCCTTGCTGTTGGACAATCCTTACAGAATAACGACTATGCGACGATTACCTATACCTCAGGCACGACGGCCGACCCGAAAGGTGTCATCCTGACGCACCGTAACTATACGGCGAACGTGGAGCAAGCCCTATCTTGTGTCGATATCGACGATACATGGCGCACATTAATAATCCTCCCACTCGACCATTGTTTCGCGCATGTGGTCGGTTTCTATATCTTCATGTCGAAAGGAGCATCCGTAGCAACAGTACAAGTCGGACGGACAGGGCTGGAAACATTAAAGAACATTCCGGTCAACATCAAAGAGTTCAAGCCCTACTTGATCCTGAGCGTCCCGGCACTGGCCAAGAATTTCAAAAAGAATATCGAACAAGGTATCCGTGCCCAGGGCAAGAATATAACCCGTTTGTTCGACTTTGCCCTCAAAGTAGCTTACATCTATAACGGAGACGGCAGAGAAGACAAGGGACGTGGTGTCCGATTCCTGCTGAAACCGCTCGTGAGCCTGTTCGACCACATGCTTTTCACGAAAGTCCGTGAAAACTTCGGCGGACAATTGAAGTTTTTCATCGGCGGTGGCGCACTGCTCGATAAAGACTTGCAAAAGTTCTACTACGCAATCGGACTTCCTATGTACCAAGGGTACGGACTAAGCGAAGCGACTCCCGTAATTTCCACCAACGGCCCGCACCGGCATACCTTCGGCAGCAGCGGTATGTTGGTCCGTCCGCTCGACCTGAAAATATGCGATGCCGACGGAAAAGAACTCCCGGCAGGCGAAAAAGGAGAGATCGTCATACGGGGCGAGAATGTGATGGCCGGCTACTGGAAGAACCCGGTATCAACTGCCGAAACCGTACGCGACGGGTGGCTCTACACTGGGGATATGGGATATATGGGGCATGACGGTCTGCTCTACGTCCTCGGACGTTTCAAAAGTCTGCTGATCGGTAGTGACGGGGAAAAATACAGTCCGGAAGGGATCGAGGAGGCACTCGTCGAACATTCTTCCTGCATCGACCAGCTGATCCTGTATAACAACCAGAGTCCCTATACCGTTGCCCTCGTCGTCCCTAACAAAGACCGGCTGAAGAAGCATCTGACGCACCAGTATCTTGATCTTTCATCCGATAAAGGACGCGAAGAGGCAATCCGGATCATCCAATCCCAGATAGACCGTTTCCGCAAGGGAGGCGACCTGTCCGCCCTTTTCCCCGATCGCTGGCTGCCTGCAGCTTTTGCTATCCTGCCGGAGCCTTTCACCGAACAGAACGGCATGGTCAACAGCACGATGAAGATCGTCCGCGGGAAAATAGAAAAAGCATATGCCTCTCGCATCGACCATCTCTACACACCGGAAGGAAAGAACCCGGTTAATGAAGAGAATAAAAAGGCATTAAATTGCTGAAAACACAAATTGCCATATCACTCCATTAAACTAAATAATTATTTATACTAAACACCTATGTTTTGAAAAGAGGATAGAATTATTAAAACGGAACCTCATTATTGCCGGGAGCCAAGAAATCGGTACCGGCCGGTGGTATGGGCGGCATTGTTTCCATCGGGCCTGAACTATTCATATTAGAGGAGAACTCGCGAACCGGAACATCTTCGTCCACATTCATGAACTTGGCGAACTCGCTCTTGAAACGAAGACGTACATCTCCGACCGCACCGTTACGATGCTTGGCGATAATAATCTCCGCCAGACCGATCAAGGAATTACCACGTTCGTCTTCCGTTATCTTATAATATTCAGGACGGTGGATAAAACAAACCATATCCGCATCCTGTTCGATAGCACCGGATTCACGCAAGTCGGCCAACTGCGGGCGTTTTCCTTCCGCTCCTTGACGTGCCTCGACACCACGGTTCAACTGAGACAAGGCAATGATCGGAATGTTCAGTTCCTTCGCCAATCCTTTCAACGACCGTGAAATAGTACTTACTTCCTGTTCACGGCTGCCGAAGCTCATACCGCTTGCATTCATCAACTGAAGGTAGTCGATAATGATGATCTTAATACCATGCTCACGCACCAGACGACGAGCCTTCGTACGCAGTTCGAATACCGAAAGACTCGGCGTATCGTCTACATAAATCGGTGCATCATACAATTCTTTTATCTTAAAGTCCAACTGTTCCCATTCATAGTTTTCCAAACGCCCGCTCTTGATCTTCTCGCCCGGAATCTCACATACGTTCACGATCAGACGGTTGACAAGCTGGACGTTACTCATTTCAAGAGAGAACAGAGCCACCGGCGTGTTATGGTTTACCGCCATATTCTTAGCCATCGAAAGGACAAAAGCCGTCTTACCCATCGCAGGACGGGCGGCAATGATGATAAGATCGGAATTTTGCCATCCGGACGTCATTTTGTCCAATCCTTCGAAACCGGTGCGCAGACCGCTCAACCCTTCTTTTTGATTGGCAGCCTTCTCAAGCATAACCATCGCTTCCTTGATGACAGGATTGATCTGGGTAACATCTTTCTTCACATTGCGCTGAGAAATCTCAAAGAGCTTTCCTTCCGCTTCCTGCATAAGGTCTTCCACATCGATCGACTCATCAAAAGCCTTGCCCTGTATCATAGCAGTGAAGGAGATCAACTCACGCGCCAGATATTTTTGGGCGATGATACGGGCATGATATTCGATATGGGCACTACTGGCCACCTTGCTGGTCAGCTGGGAAATATAGAACGGGCCACCTACCTCTTCCAATTCGCCTCGCTTCTTCAGTTGCTCAGTGACGGTCAACATATCCACCGGACGTTGGCTGATCGCCAGATCTACGATAGCTGCATAAATTTTCTCATGTGCCTTCTCATAGAAACTCTCCGGTTTCAATATTTCACTAACGATGGAGTAAGCATCCTTTTCAAGCATCAGAGCACCTAACACCGCCTCTTCCAACTCGCGGGCTTGTGGTTGCAAACGTCCCATATCGGGTACTACAACCTGTTTCTGCCTCCCTTTTCCTCCTGTATTTTTTCCTCTTTCTGCCATTTGTTCTAATTGTTATCGGGCATCAAATGTACTACTTTTTATCCGGTTCTCCGAACCTTGCAAAAGAGAAATACGATACTCCTTTGGAGTTTGCCGGGTTATACTTTCAAATTGCTTGATAAAGTATGGAACATTACCATAGCCTGATTCGTAGGCTATTTGAGAGACACTCAAATTAGAATACGACAATAATATACAAGCATGTTCAACCCTCTTTTCCCTATCTAAATGTCAAAAGAACAGATCACATCGATTTGCCGAATCGGGAAGCATCCACCGCTTCATGTTGCTTTTTCTTATAACCGCCGAACTTCCAGACAAAAGAAACCGTTACACAACGTTGGTCGTCCAGTTTCCAGAGGCGGCTGTATTGGCCGGACTGGTTGATTTCCATCGTATGAGGCATATTGCTACGGAAGATGTTGTTACATTTCAGAATCAGAGTAGCACGATCGTCGGCAAACTGCCATTTCAATGCAGAAGACACATCATAGAGATGACCGAGATCATAGATTCCCTGCACGGCTCCGGTAACGAAATAGCCATTCAAATCCAGCTTCAAATTCGGACGAGACTTGGAAAGGGTAAACGTATTATCCATCTTGAACTGCCCGGTGTATTTCTCATTATGGAAAGACAGATCATGAAAATGGTCCAACTTCTCCTGCATACGCTGACCGGACAAAGTCACTTGGCTGTTCCAGAACTCGCCGACCCGGAAAGGAACGATCACCCCTACACCGAATTGCAACTGGTAGTCCATGTTCTCATACCGGAAAACGTTTTTCAGTTCCGAGGTATTCTGATAAGGCAACTGGGCGAAATAATCGGGCACATAGTCACAAAAAGCCAGAATCGTATATTTCTGCTTCAGGATATAAATCAACTGCCCGCTATAAGAACGGTAAGGCTTCAGGGAAGGATTGCCCAAGATAACGGAATAAGAGTTGATCGGGCTTTCCTGCGGCGTCACATCCCAATAGGACGGATAGGTTTTGTCGCTGCTTATGTCCAATTGGATGATGTGCATCGGATTGACCGTATAGCTGAGTGTCGCATTCGGGAATAAGGTCCAATCATTCCAAAGTGTGGATTTCATCCCGTTAGAGGTATAATCCGATTTAAAGTATTCAACTTTCAGAGAAGCTGTTGCAGAGAAATGCGAACCGAAATCCTTGGACACCTCCAAGAAGGCATTTCCACTATACTCTTTCTGGCGGTTATTTTCAAGTTCATCAAGAGCCGATTCATAGCCGTTACCTTTATTATATAGATAATCGATATAAGTCTTCGAAGAGGTGAAACCGCCGTGGACACCGTAATTCAGTGCCCACCCGGTTTCAAAAGTGTGGCTATGGTTAATAAATAGTGCTCCTTGTGAAATATCCTGCTTGGAATTATTCTGCATATCCGTCACTGTCGTTTCATGGCTTTGATCGACAAATGTCTGGAAGCCGGGTGAATGATAACGCGTAAAATCCGCACCCGCCATCAGTCCGGAGTTACCGTCATATTGAATACGGACATTGTGCAACGCACTGTTTCCCTCTATGTATGTACGGCTCAGGCGTTCTTCCACCGGCTGTCCGGATTTCAATGCCTGGAAGGTTGTAACGGCCGTCCGCTCAAGATCGGATTTGCCGGCCGTAAGATAGTAGGCGGCAGAGAGCCTGTCGTCATTTTTGAAAGTATAGTCCATACCTAAACGCATCGTTCCATCTATGCCGCTCCGGGTGCCACGTCCCGATTGGTTGACCTCCGTTACCTGATCTTTCAGGGTATGGAGGGCCTGGATCTCCTCTCCCATATAGTTCCGTCCCTTAGCCCCATTGGCTAAGAAATCTATATTGAAACGGGATGTGGAGTAAAGCAAGTTGCCATGGACTTTCCCCTCCGCATAATGGCGCTGCAAATAATCGACACCGGTTTCTCCTTGCAAAGTATTCCTTTCGACAGTTTCCTTATCTAATACGACATTGATCATAGCTCCTTTGATATTATACTTGGCTGGTGCATTATACATGATCTCTACGTTACATACCCGCGAAGCAGGAATTGTCTTCAGCAAACCGACTAACTGATCGACCGACATCGTGGTCAACTGCCCATTGATCACAATGCTCGGACTACCGGCTCCCAACAGTTGGACAGCATCGTCCGTACTGATCACACCGGGTATCTGTTTCACCACCTCGAACGCATTACTGACCGCCTTATCTTTCATCAATTGGGGCACGTCGTATCTCAAAGCGCCGTTTTCCACTTTGACCTGCGGACGTTCGGCTTTTACCACAACGCCTTCCAGTTCATAATCTTTTTCAGTCAGGCTTATCGTACCGGCATCAGCAGTCGAGATTTTTTTACAAACCGGCTCGTACAGCAGATGCTGGAACAACAAACGATAGTTCGGACCGGCTTCCTTGTTCAACATGAATGCCCCGAGACTATCCGTAACGACTGCATCTATATAAGTAGAATCCAATGTTTGCAACACGACAGCCACCCCGTCTACCGGTCGTTCTTCTTTATCGACCACTTTTCCATGAATCCAGTTCTGCGCTTGTAACATCCCATTACCGGCAGTAAGTAAAACCAGAGAGTAATAAAGTATTCGTTTCATTTTCATTCGTTTTTTTATCAACACTGCAAAGGAAAAGACTTCAAAGGAGAAACTATGTTATCACTCGCTTACGGAGTGTTATTTAGTATTATCGCCGAGATAAGGAGCAATAAGACCGGTAGCTTATCCGATTACCGACCCCGTTTTGTCAGCCAAACTGAGGGAAACAGGAAAATGCGATAAACCTCAACTTCCGGAGAGTCTAATTATTCTAATATACCTAAAATCCGCAAGCAATCTCAATGGCAATCTCAATTGCAGTAAAGAGCTTGAACACTATGCATCATGATAGTATGAGCGTGAATT